AGCCCAGTAAAAGACCAGGATGTTCCTGTAAGTCCTCCACTTCCTACGATAGCAGAGAATACTTGAAACCTTCCCCCAGTACCCGCGGCGCCACCCTGCCTCGTCCATCCAGTAGGTGCTGTGCTACTACCAGAAGTAGCGTGGTCTATTACAAACGCAAGCAGTAAATCACCCGTAGTCGTACCGGATGGTTCACTTAACGTAACGCTTGTTGTGGCTGCTGTTCCTACAGTTCCAGCAGCCCTGAATGTAATAGCCACGTACTACTCCTATGCTACTTGAACAAGAGAAGTTGCTGCACCTGGAGTGGGGAGATTTACTGTAAATGTACCTGCGGTACTAGAAACTGTGCCACCGAAGTCAAATACACCCACTACATCTTTAGAGACACTCTCATATACCACAGCACAGATCGCTGAAATAGTAGCTGTGCTCCATGTGACAGGACTAGTGAATGTGGCTGTACCTGTAGTGCTATACAGAGTAACAGTACCACCTGCTAGAGTGGCTCCGCCGCTTGTGTAGCCTGTACCAGAGGCTTCATCTGTACCCACGTTCGTAGTACTAGGAGTACCAGAACCCGGAGTACCCACGTTGGTCAAAGTATTATTGTATGTACCAGAAGCTCCTACTTTGATAAGAAGCATTTTGTAAGTCAATGGACCGGAGCCAGCAATGTTGACCTTACCATTGAGCATGTCAATTTTAAATTGTGTACTAATTGAAGTTGTCGGCATTGCTCCTCCTAGAGCCAGCTGTTAGTTTCGAGAAAATTATAGCGTTTCATCGTACTTTTCTGAATGTCAGTACGATATTGCATGTTTGGGATTTGTATCTTCTTCACAAAGGCTTCGCAGTTTAGATATGCTTGATCTGGTGTGTCTCCAATTCCTATAGGAGCACACACATAACCATAGTTTCCGCTAGTAATAAAACTCTTTTTCCCAGGAGCAAGCTTAACATCATACATATAACACATCTTAAGCTGCTCTATATCCTCTGGATCAAGCCCCTCGATAGGTACGTCCTTCGCTTTTGGAAGCCTGATTTCTGTAGGATATGGTGGTATAGAGAGTTGCACGCTGTAGCCAAACGTCGCCGTCCATTTGATTTCTGGTGTCTCCATTGCAGCGGTACGGCGTAGCAACTCCGCGTAGTCATGCCCATACATCGCTGCGATTGTAGAATCCGCCAAATATCCAAACCGCGGCGTCCATTCAAGACCATATATTTTATCCTCAGTTACAATCGTATTCAAATCAATCATTCCTGTGAACTGCGCGGCGCGAAGCATGTCTATAGTCTTAGCAAGCCCATCTTGGTAAAGCTGAGACTTCTCACTAATAGCAAAGACAAGATTTCCAGAACACCCAGTGTTTGGACCCTTGTCATCATTCATAAACTTCTTTTCTTCCAGCGTGCATGTAAGCATATGGAAGTCTGTACCATTAAAGAAACCTGCTACGCTCGCTTCTGTACCCTTGATAAACTCCTGAAGTATAAACGGCGCACGCTTTGAGACAGAGAAAAGCTGGTCAATAACTCTAAGCATATCCTCCGCACTCTTCGCCACATACGTAGTAGCAACGTCCTGCATGTCACTACCAATAGTGAATGGCTTGTATACGTAACGCTTATCATTCTTTTTAATGAACGCCTTAGCCGCCGCTGTGTCCATAAACTTCTCATAAGGAGGAACATTTATTTCACACGACTCCATAGCTTTAATCCCGGCTTCTCTGTCATCCTCCAGCCAGTGTTCAAAACTGCCATCTCCAATCGTAGGAGCTTGGCTTTTCGACGCATCTGCTTGCTTCGCACGACCAGTAAGGTCGAACAAAGAGAGGTCGTATCCTTTATACGTAGGGTGTCCATAACCTGCTACGGTCCTTCTATGGTCTATATTCATAATCCGTGGTGCTGGTATGAGGCCAGATAGCACGTCCTCGTACTTAGCTTCAGAGAGGTAATAATCCACCTTGTGCCCTTCAGCCATAAGGCGAAGAACGAACCAAGCTCCCATTCCTGTATACGAGGACATTGCTATCCGCATTTTACTAGCACTCCTTCATTTTCTTAGCCATCTTACGGTGTACTGAATCGCCGCCGCTCATTTTTACTGAGCCGCCGCTCTTAGCTTGGGAACCGGAATGCTGTACGCGCTCCTGCATTGCCCGCGCTTCCTTTAGGGAGAGATTTGCGCTTTGACCAGCCATGTGCCACTCCTTTCTCCTACTTGTTAATATCCTTAGCAGGAAAGATTTGATTCGCAAGAATGTTACCAGCACCGGGTACTGTCTGCTGGAGAATGTCTTTAGCGAGCGGCTTAATATTATGACGCCCACTCTTTGTAGACTTCGTGGCAAGGTTAATCAAGTCCTGTCCTGCTCTGACTGCGGAGCCTGCTGTCGGACCCATCAAAGCTAATGCGAGCCTGTCACCATGTGCCGCTGTGATGAATGAGTGCATCGTACCCCAAGAACCGAAGTAGGAAAGCATATCCAAATACTCTGCTGCAAACTGTGCAGTATCTTCAGGATGTTCAAGCCTATTATAATCTTCCTTCATCCCCGCGATAGCTTGCTTTGGGGAAGCGGTACGGCCAAACACTTCGGCAGCTTTAAGCATCGGCGCTACGGTAGGGAAGAGCATTCCTACTGTACCCGCGAAGCGTGCTATACCTGCATAGTCACCAGCATCAAGCATCTTCTGAAGTTCGCGCCGCATGAAGCGTTGTTGGTAGGTGACATAGCCGTGGAACATTGTTAACATACGGCCCCACGGTGTTGCTGTGGCAGTCAGACTTCTATCAAGAGGACGCGAGATAAAGCTACGGTTATTCGTAAAATTCCAGATCGCTTTAACTTTTTCATCGCGTGTTAACTGTCCACCGCGTTGTACAATCGCTTGAGGATCTAGGCCAAGCTCTCTAAGCTCTAGAAGAGAACGCTTATCTCCACGCGCCGCATTCTCAGCCCAATACAGCGCACTATGATACCCAACGGCGGCGCTAAACTTGAGCTGTGCATTTCTTATAAAGTTAAATCCAGGATTGTGAAATATCTGACTATAAAGCGCCCCGACTTCTGGCCTGCCAATTTTGGTAGCGAGCATTCCTGTCCTGCTACTCATGTCGTCGAGAAGCATGTGAAAGTGCTGTGATCCTAGCACCGCTGAAGCATCAGTAAGGTCTTTTATCTCCTTATCTCCGAGAGATGCTAAGCCCTTGTAGATTCCTTCAAGCGGTGCCTGAGAAGTATTAAAGAACGTACTCATGTGATTGATAGCAATCATCGGTGCGAGATACCAACGCACACGCTGAGAGGAGAACTTCTCCAACGCATTCATCCGCTCATACACATTAGCAGTGTTAATTCTAGTATTAATCTCCGGTTTTCCCTCCGCCTTAAGTTGCTGATTCATTGCCATGAGTGCTTTTTGCATATCAAGCTTAGTAGCAGAATGAGGTACAGTCGAGGGCCGCACGCCAGCAGCATCAAGTACCATAGGATATGAAGTATCATGAAACTGATTCGCCGCGATGCTTAGAATCGCATTCGCGTGTGACTCCTCCACAGTATCACCTTTAAGATACAAAGGCATTACTGCTTTGACGAGCTTCTCACTATTCGCACCCACAACTTCCAGCCGCGCTAGTAACCTAGCCTGTCCACCAATCTTAGCCGTATACTCAGGCAACGTAAGATCAAAATTCTTCGGGTCAAGATTTAAAATCGCCGCCGTATGTTGTGCTACTGGATGACCTTGCTGTGAAAAATCCGAATGTAACTTCCCTATAGTGCTTCTGAGCTGATCTGGATTATTCTTAATCACATCCTCAATCTGCTGCGGACTCTTCTGTAACTGTGTAAGAATCTGATTTCTTCTGAAATCATAATCCTTCAGAAGCTTCATAGCAACATGCCCTTCAGGAGAGCGGGCCAGTTCGCTCTCCTGCGAAAAGAATGTCGTATGCGCTTGAGTTCCTATCTCACCAGAAGTTCTAAGAGACTCTGTGAGTTTAGAACCTAAATCACTAGCGAGTTTTCCTACCCACTCTGCTGCTCCACCCATTACTGGCCTCCTGCCGCGGCAACAATCTTACGCGCCTTAGCTACGATCTTAGCTACCTTAGAAGGATTCCCCTCTAGATACGCGGCAAGTTCTTGCCCTTGAAGAATTTTAAGAGAACCCTCATATCTTGCCCGCGCCTCGATAGCTGCTTTAGACTTTCCAGGATAAAACTCCTTACCACGCATTAAGTCTTTCTTGTGAGCACTCTCTACGAGTTTCTTATCCCGCTGCCATTTAGAGAGTGAATCCTCACCCTTAATACCAGGTTGTGAACTCCTAAACACATTACGTTGCCCATAATCCTGATACCACTTAGAGCGTGTGAAGTAGTCTATGTGATTATGAATGGCTTGGGAAAATTCCTCTAGCTTCTCAACAGTAGGACGCGAGCCAAGCAACGCACTCATCTTGGGAGAGTTCATCAGTACATCTTCCAGCTTCGCTGCTACTGGCTTGGGAAGTTTACTCCTGAAGCCGTACATATAAGCTAAGAAGTTAGTGTAATCCTTTGTCCCCTGTCCAGCACGTCCGCCCTCAAACTGAAGGCCATAATCCTTAGTAGGATTAAAGTAATCTCTCAAATCCTCAGCAAAAGCCTGTGCTGCACTATCAGGGTCATCTGTTTTGCCTGTGAGTGTCTCTACATAATCACGCCAGAACTTGTCAGTATTCTTTCCTTCTTTAGCTTTGGCTAGGTTATCTTTGGCTACATTCCAGTTAAAAGAAATACCCATCTGGTAGCCAGTAATCTTACCGCCCTTGCTATATTCATAACGACTCTCAGTACGCTGTGCTGGAGGAGTACCTATTTGTCTAGCTACTGTAGGCTTCACAGTAATAGTTCTATTCTCTTCATCCCTCCAATTCTTTGCTTGTTGCTTGATAGAATCTCGCACTTTTTGGGCATGCTCTTGTATATCTGTATAAGAAGCATTTGGAAACTCTTTTTTATACCAGTCAAGATATTGGGCATGAGAACTACTTTTTCCTTTGTTTCCAATAATATAAGCTACCATGTCCCGCGGATCTTCAAATTTCAAATCAAAAGAATTTCCTACTCCATAGCTATACTTAGGCTTAGCTATAGAAAGCCACAAAGGTAATCTATGGTCTATAGAAGGCTGATTCCTAGCTACATTACTCGGTCCCTCAACATTCTTAGCCTCCGCTGCTTTCTGTACAGCCATCGCACCAGTTTGATCTCCAGTCAGTTTTTGGCCTTTCATCTCTTTAACCTGCGGCACTCTCATATCAATCTCAGCCGCGGCCCTATCAAGCTGGTTGTGAATATGACTTACAAGTTCATTAAGCTGATCCGGTTCAAGTTCTGTCAGCTTCAAGTCCCTGAAGTCCAACCAATGCTTAATCATATTCATATTAGTGAGAACAGTCATCCACCTAACATGATCGGCATCACTCAAGTCCTGATGCCACTTTAGGCGATCCATATCCTCAAGCGGCGCCTTCTCTTCCATCGCGACATGTGCTAGAGCTTCTTCCACAATAGAATGCGCCGTAGCCTGTCCTCCCGCCGCCATTACTGAAGCCATGTGTGTACGATACTGGTCAAGAACTTCTTCCTTAGTAGCAGGCTCCTTACCTTGTGCTCCAAGCTCTGCTTCTTCCTCTGCTGCTGCCATAGCAGCTTTTTCTTCTCCTTCAGGAAGGTGTTCTACTAGCTTAGCTGCTCCCTTACCAGCAAAGCTAAACAATGTTCCTGCGGCAGCAAACTGCAAAGCCATCTTCCAAGCATCTTTCTTATCACTAGCATCCGTAGTCAAACTACCAAATGCAAGTCCCTCAGTACCATAAGTCAGCATCTTAGCGACTACTTGACCTTGCTTTGTAGCATTGAGAGTTTTAGTAAGATTCTCAATATAAGGCACACCCTCCGCAGCCTTACCAACAAGTCCTACACCAAGTTCACTAGCTTTTCCTATAGCTCCGAAGAGTGGAAGAAGCATTCCGTTCTCTACTACAAAAGAAGTAGCTTTCTCTGAAAACTCCCTAGCAGGAGTTACATCACTCCAAAACTCCTCACTTGAAGCTACATCGTGCATAAACTTAGAGCCACCAAGTGGATTACGCTCGCCGGCAGTTTCTATTGTCTTGGCAACTCCAGTAACAAGACCATCCTGCTTTACGCGATTGTGCATATTCATCGCGAGGTTATAGAATCCCGTAAGACCAGTATAATCCCCGCTTTTGATAGAATCCATGAACCCTACAACAGGAATCCCCGCTACGTTAGTAAGTGTGCGAATCGCATTAGCACCTTCTGCGGTAGCTGTATCAAGACCTTTGAGAAAGCCTTTGAGAATAGGATTCCTATATGCTTGCGAAGGATCGTACTTAAGCCCTTCTGACCAAGCATTTCTAAGCCATACATCTTTTGAAAGTGGAGCGGCGCCGATCTTCTGATAGAGTGGGAGAAGCCACTTATCATAATAATCCGAAGCTACGGCAGTCTTCGTAGCGTCATCTTTTCCTGTAAAAGCAGGTGCCTGCTGACTCCAGCGGCTTAGTGAATTAACCAAGCCATCATATGGGTCATCAAACAGTAAAGGATTCAAGTTAGTATCCTTCACTGCCTTAATCTTCTCACTCTGCTTCAGTGAATTAAAGGAATGATATTGCTGACGGATCTGCGCTACCTGCTCTCCTTGCAGGTATCCCGCGAGTGATTCCTGTAACGCCTCTCGTCCCTTAGTTCCCGTCGTCGCTACCGCGTTCAAGTTCCCTTTCAATGTCGTCGATATCCTTCGAGATGCCGGAAGCTGCACCGGCGCCTTTATTGTAGACGCCACTAAGTCCTGCGAGTGTTTTAATAAGGATTCGGTCTGTTGTTGAAACAGAGGACTTGAAGGGTTTTCCGCTTCTGGGATCGAGGTCGCTACTGGTACTTGCTCCGTCGCCTGTGGCACCTGAGACTCCTTCACCTACATGGGGAACTGGTACTGTGACTTCGAATTGCTTAGGGTCCATGCCGCTTTGTTTTACTGCAAAGTTCTTAGCAGCTTCGAAAGCGTTCTTAGAAATTACATCTTGCTGATCCAGCGCCGCAAGTTGTCGCCTAACTTCAATCTTTCTACTTCCGTCAGAGCTACCGAGCTTATCAAGCTCAGTATTAAGAGCTTGCCTACTCTTCTGCACAGCGTCCGTGTTCTTCTGAAAATCATCCGCCGCAGTTTGAAAGCCTTTCATTATGTTAGCCGGATTCGCAGCATCTGCCGCATTAACCCAGTTCTTCAGTGATGCTTCCAAACGCGCTAGAGAACGTTTCGCCTCATTATCCACATTATGCTGCTGGTTCTCAAGCAACTGCTTGTCAATAGCAGTCTGCTGCTCCATAGCATGTACTCTCAAATCCACAGCATTCTTCTTATCCGCTATGGACATAAGCGAGCCAGCTCTGACTTGGGCTGCGAAGTAAGGAGCAAGTGCTTTAATAGAATCAAGTTGATTCTTCTGTTGCTGCTGAGCTACCGCAAGCTGTGCTTGTGCCTGAGTATTCGCAGAAAGTCCCTGCGGTTGTGACTTCTCAAACGCCGCACCAGCCTGCTGTCCCGCGGCTTGTTGCTGTTTCTGCTGCTGCGCCTGCATGATCGCTTTCTTCTCAGCAAAGCTCTTAGCATTCTTCAGAGCTTCCTGTACAGCGGCGTGCTCTTCAGTCTTGTTAGACTGCGGGTCAGTATAGCTAATGTCGAAGCCTTTGACTAAAGCCTTTCGCATTTTCGGATCGGCAAAGATAGCATCTCGCGCTTGCTGGTTTTGCTGTATCACAGCTTGCATTTTTGATGCAGTAGCAGCATCTCCACTCTGAATAGCCGCATCATGTGCTTGCTTTGCTTCATCAATGGCTTGCTGCGCCATGATAACTTTCTGCGCGGCATCCCTAATTTGATTCTGCTTTATCTGCGCTTCCTTAGTAACAATCGCTCCAAGAGCATTAGTCGCGCCTGTAAAGGCATTCCCAACACTCTGTATCCGCGCCGCCTTACGACCTACGACTTGTCTGTTATCAAGCTGCCTATCCTGATGTGGCGCGATCGGCGTAGTGAGCGAAGAGGGTACTCCCTGAGCGTGTGATCCTGGAATCGGAGATGTAGCTGCTCTCACCAGATTAGGATCAATCGGCGTGACGATATTCTTAATAAGCTCGTTTATATCCAAGCCACCACTCTGTGCGGCTGGAACGCTTGCGGGTACTGTATCCATACTATCCTCCAAGTCCTTCTAAGAATCCAGGAGTAAAACCACTAGATGGTGCTGGACCGTTGTTAGCTTCAAAGTTAGCTATTCCAGGATCAGAGACAGTGCCCATAGAGGGAACTGAAGCTCCAGCACCACCAAACATGCCAGTAATACTACCAAGCCCCATCACATCACCAACTGCTGAACCTATATCACCAAGCACTTGTCCAAAAATATGCAAAGGACTAGAATCCACCACTTGTTGTTGAGCAGCAGGAAGTGTACTTTCAATCAACTTAGCTTCCAAAGACTGCTGGCTTTCAGTAAGATTCGCAGCCTCTCCAGCAATAGCTGAAGTCTCCTGAGCTTGCAAGTTTGCTTCTCCAAGTGCCGCGACACTAGAATTCGCACTTACTCCACCAGCACCAAGAGAAGCATGAAGATTTGCATCTGCTGTAGCCTCTTGTGGAGCTAAACTCTGTATGTACTCCTGAAGTACCGCAGAGTTAGTTCCAGACATAGAATTCATAAAATTCGTAAGTGTACCACCAGCCGCACCGTAAATGTCATTCAGCTGATTATACGCAGCGCCACTTACGGTTTGAGAACCTGTTCCAGCAGTAGGAATCGAACTAGGCACAATAGCCGAAGCTGGTACAAGCGGATTAACTGTTGCCGCCGCTGTGGGATTTATTGGCGTAGGCGTAGCTATAGGATTCAGCGTATTTATCGCTGGCAACGCATTAGAAGCACCAGGAGTAGTTTGATTATTCCCACCAGGATTAGAATACGGTACCATACTTGAGGTTGCCATTATCCTACATTCCCCATTCTCAGGCGCATCCGCCGGGTTGTGGTTTGTTGATCTCTATTACGCTGAGAGGTACGCTGAAAAATAAGTCCCGGCGCTCCTTCAATACCACCGCTGGTTTGAAACTTCTGATCACCATAAAGAGAAGTGTAAAGCTCTTGTTTCTTGTCTGCTAAGTTTGCTTGCGGAGCCAATCTAATCGCGGCAGCATACTCCAGAATCTCCTGCCATGAATCCGCCATCAAAACATTAGTATCCGCGCTAAATCCTCCCGGTGTTTCCGTAGAAGGATGCTGCTTTTGATAACGCATGTACAAATAGTACGCATTATCCGGCATTGTAATGTAAATCTGGTTATTATTACGGCTCCAGTAGATCGGAAGTCCCGCGATGTTTAGGAGCACTTCGATTGACTCAATAGAACGAAACTTCAAAGTATACCCAGCGTCTGTATTCGTATCAATTGACGAAGGCACCGTGTACGGATTATTAAAAATGTAAAAAGAGTTCACCTTAGAAACATCGAGATTAGCATCTCCACCTTGGAGAAAGAAATTCGGCGCATACACATTCTGATACGCAGTAAGCTGCACGATCGGTCCTGTAGCTTCCAGAAGCGGATGCTTGTAATCCTCTGTCAACTCAAGTACAGACTTCCTAATCGCCTCGTACATAGTAACAGAAGCCACAGTCCTATTCATTAGAAGTCCTGTGATTCCGGGTACGCAATCTCCAGCAGTAAAACTCATTTCAGACTCCTAGAAGATATACACTGTAACACTTTTGGTATTGTCCGATGGTGCCAGCGTAATAAGCTGATTCGTCGGTGGCGCCGTGCGATAAACTTGAATCTGTCCATCTGAATCTACAACATGAAATCCTATAGGCTGCCTACCAAGTCCATGATTAATAGGAATACCTGTAAGCGAAGCTCCCCAATTATACGGTGCACCGCTATCAGTTATACCTTCCGCGGCTATCCGAACTAGCACACCAGAACCATTTCCACGATTAAACTGCGTGTAAACTCCAGCATTCACACCTGATGTAGAAGGAGCATTACTTATCGGAGTGCCCATATCTACATTACCATTCAAACCTTCATTAACCGACTGAACCCATTGCCTGTGTTCCTTAGCTAAGGATGGCGCGAATGTATTAGGATCATATGTTTTCATTACGTTGGCCTTTGCATAGGATCATACGACGCATACATCTGAACTTTTGTGAACCTAATCTGCGCAGTTCCAGTATCAGTTAATGAGCGCACTTTAAATGACAACTGTGGAGACTTAGTGGTAAAAGCTCCAACACCATAAGTACTCGCGAACAAAGCACTCTCTATAGGATTACCTGCCAACGTATTATACGTACTCGGATCAAGCTCAAGAGTAGCATAGAGAGTATTATTCACATAAAAATCCACGTAAATAATTTCAGACACGTCAGCTACAAGTGCTAAGTACAAAGCATCAATCGTTATATCCCTTCCAAAACTAACTTCCTCAGCAGGAAAAATAATCCCTGCTTGAGTGAGGATAGAGTCTGAATTAGGAATACCTTCTTGTAAAGCAAAAAAGCTTGGAGTCCCTGGAACTCCGTCGGTTTGTTGCTGAAAACCAAAAGCTATGTTACTTTGGTTGTACAAATTAGAATCCGCAAATGTTAAAAGCGAGGACAGCACTCCAGTAAGTGCTGTTTGAATAGTACCCATGCCTACGCCACTAGCGTATGTGAACGGCATCCATGTACCGTTAGTAACATTATACACATACGTCACAAGATTCAATGTACCGTTATTCAAAACAACTGAGAATGCTACAATAGGAAACTCATCTCCACCTAGCAACGCAGCTCCAGCGGCAGAGCTAATCAAGTTAGTAACACCTAGAGAATCAATACTATCAAGTGCTGAGAATATAGCGGCTTTAATCTTATCCCCAATAGCACTTATTGAGCCACTAATTTGATAGATGTTAGAATTCCCAATGTAAGCCCCAGTGTTGTCATACTGGCACACTAAACTAGAAAGCTGTGCTCCTTCTCCTCTATCGCCAAGTCCGATATGGTTAAAAGAAAAAGGCAGAGTAGCATTTCCTGTTGGTGTAGCATAGCTTATTCCTTGAGCGCGCAGCAGATACATTGTCCCATTAGAGACAATCAAACCACTTAAATAATCCCCAATGTCATCAATCTGAGCGAATCCAGCTCCTGTGACAAGTCCCGCAGCAGTCTCTGGCGCCCACACATCAAGCTCATTCGCAGCAGTCCACGCTACGCTCATGTCAGAATCTTGCGCGATAATACCAAGTTGTGGTATTATACGCGCACCGATGAGAGAACCTGCAAACTTGTTTAGAAGCTCATAGCCGCTATAGAATGTCGAATACTGAAACGTTCCAGGGCCACTAAATTTCAAAATCATCGGCCCTATATTAGCTATATAAAGTGTTCCGCCAACCTCTGCTGTAGCGATCTTTGATGTAAAAGCACGCGGCGCTAGAACAGCATTGTTGTCAATCCCACCACGTAAGTACGCACCATTCACACACGGAAAGTAATACCCTACAATCCCACCACCTATTGAGGCTCCAATATCAATAACCTCGATAGTATTTCCAGAACTCCCTGGAGTTACAGCAGTTAGTATCAAACTTTGATTATCCGCTGTAGAAGAAGCTACAACATAAGGAATAGTCAAAGGCTCAAGATTAATCTGCGTAACAAGTTCAGTAACCACCGCCGCAACATTAGAACCTCCAGCACCAAACTGTGGAGTTCCTGGAAGTGTGGGGAACTTAATAGTAGCAGAAGGCGAACCATAATAACTAGCTGTTGCAGCTCCTACAGTAAAGCCTGTTCCTGGAGTTGTTACTACAATCCCAGTAATAGCTCCATGCACATCTACTGATGTGATCTCAACTGCTCCAGTATACAGACCCTGCTGCACAATCAAACCTGTGCCAACAACGTAATTTATACCGCCAGTAATCGACGTACCGGCAGTAGTAAGTGCGCCTAGCGGTCCAACAGCAGTGATATTAGCAGTAGCACCGGTACCAAACCCAGGATTTGCATACGGTCCTTCAATACACGGAAGCACTAGAGACGCTGCTGTAGCTGTTTCTATAGTATCATAAAGCGTCACATCTAGTGTATCATTCCAATACTGAGCCACGTTTCCTGGATTCCAAGAGGTTATGTAAAAAACATAATTAACCCCGGAGGAAAACTCAGCTGAAAAAGCGGTTGCTGTGTAACCTATAATATAGTTTAATTGCCCATAAATAGAGTTATAGAATGTTCCAAACCCAAGAAATGTAATTCCAGGCATACCACCCCAAAGCGGTGGTATATTAAGCGGCACTAGAGAAGTAGCAACCAGCTTATTATCTACAATCAGAAACCCATTCGCTGCCGCAAAACAACGTGGATCAATATAAGCTGGGGGCGCAGATGTATCCACGCCCCCAAAAGGTGCTTCTTTGCCTCCATACGTGATCTCTAACTGTACATTCCCGTTAGAGAGTTCTATCTCCCTGATCGCACCCACTGCAACCTCTTACTTGGTACCAAGATACAGGTTAATTTCAGCTGTAAAATTACCTCCAAAAGCTACTGGACCAGAAAGCCATCCTAGCTCTTGGAAGCTTACTGAAGACCCGTCCGCAGGATAAGTCCATGAGTAAACTCTACCTGCAATGTCAGTGATAGTGAATGTCTTACCAGCAGTATCACCAGACCAAGTGCCACCCTTGATCTTGACATTTTGAGTACCATTAGGAGTAGTTCCTGGGGTTGTGATCTTCCAGATACGACCTGTGTAGTCGTTAGCCATGGAATACTCCTTTCTTATGAGAGGTTGTAGTGAGCCTTGATAACGGCGCCGAAGAATTGGATCGTTCCTGCTGTACCACCAGTCAAATTAATGTTGAGAAGAACCTCAGTATCCGCTGCAACAATCATAGCCGCTGGAGAAATCACCGGCACATTAGTAGCAACTGGATGCGCCGCAATCGCTGTGGGAAGTGAATGTGCTCCCAGTGCAATCAGGTTTGTCACAACAGGATCAGCGCCATTCGTAAAAACTGTCTTCGTCAATCCGATAGCGGCCACTACTGCTGTGGCATCCGCAAGCACCTTGTAAATCACATCCACTGAGTCGATCTGAATACCTTTAGGCTGCGGGCCAGTAGATGCGCCAGCTAGTGTAGCAACCGCGATTCCAGGTGTGGGAGGAAATCCCTGATAGTATGGTGACACTGGATTCGGCAGTGCGAGTGGATCATTAGTTCCACTAACCACTGATGGTCCAGGTTGTGATGCCGCAGTACCATACTGCTCCTGATCATACTGTGGAGTCGCATATACTCCACTCCGAAGAAGCAATCCCGGCAATGAACTTACGAAGATCGAAGCATCTCCTGCGGGTACAGTCCGAAAAAGCAATCCCGGTGTAGCAATAGTCGCTGGCAAAGTAGCCAGTCCTGCAAGGTCAGTAAACTGATCCGCACCATAAAAAAGCTGCAAATCAGGAAACGGTGTTTTCGCTGTCCAACGTCCATCTGTTCCGGCCATTTGAATCTCCTATCCTGCCTTGAGAGGCGGTTCTGAACCTGCGTTGTATTAGATTAGGAAATCGTCAAAATCTTCCTGATATTGTGGATTTCTGAGCTTCTCTACTGGCACGAACTCTTCCTTGCCATCAGTCAGAACTTGTGCTATACGAGGTTCCCTGTTACCAAGAAGTCCTGGTATAGCATTTGAATCCTGACACTCCGGCCCAAGAAGTAACCCACGCTCCCATTTGCATACTGCGGTCTTAACTTTCTTATCACACCGATCACAGTAGTGCCAAGGACCTTTTAGGTAAGTATGCTTTAGTCCTTGTTGTCCAAAGAAGCTCATAATATCCTCAACTTGGTGGGAGAGTGCCGGAGCAGGGTCAAGCACTCTCCCTTTTCATGCCTTAATTCACCTTAGGAGGAGTTTCTGGCATGAAACTTACGGTCCCTGTGTGCCCCACACACCCTGCCAACGCGGGCACCATGCAGCGACGCGCATACGGGTCTTCTGCTTAATAGCATCCGTATCGAAGTCATCATCGAAGTCCGTTGTAGGAGCTTCGCGGTTGATAACTTCAAGCGCCGTATCCTGCTTCTCCGCAACGAGGAACCATGCGCTCGGAGAATTGAGCCACGGCACTTCGATGTTCTTGTAGTCTTCAGGAAGCAGGGAGTTGATGGTGTTATCAGATGTATAGGGTTTGCCAGGAGAACCGAGGATTTCCCTAACAAGGAACCTCAACTCAGGAGGAGTGACAAGATTCTGCCACTTCAGTCGAATTGGGAAGCCCATGTTATCAATCATACGTGCCGCGTGGTTAGTGGCGAGCTGCAAACCAGCTACCGAAAAGTCCACGTCAATCGCGGGGCGGTTAGGATACGTACCAGGCGCACTAATCACACCCGCAACACCAGGAGCGATTTGTGTAGCCTGCGCGCCGCCAAGAAGTGCATGTTGGTTGTAGAAAAGAGGATTGCCGTCAAACGTGGTAATCGCGCTAGTAAAGCCCTGATTAAACACGTTAAAGGCAATCATTTCCTTAGTGAATGCCGCCGACCTAGCAAGAAGCTTCGGTCCCTTCGGACCCACAAGTCCATACTGATCATCATCATACAGTTCCTTGGAAGTTCTAATCCCCAAGGAGTAAGTGAGTGGCTCGACGCGCTTTGAACCACCCTGAATCATCTCAGTATAGTAAGTAGAAGCATCCTCTGGCTTCTCCAAAAGAACAGAGATACCAGCCATTTCCAGTTCCTGCTCATACTGAGACTTCGAGTTAACTTCGTGAAAGAGCTTCGGATAGTCTGAAGCCTTCAACGCACTATCGAGGCTATCAAAGTAGATTTTCCTTAGCCCCGTCTGCATTAGCTGCGGATATTTGGCTCGTACTTGTGGCATCGAAAATCTCCTTTGTTAGAGTACCTGGACCGCTGCGGCCAGGAAGACAAATGTTACAGGAGCATTTACATAGGAACCCAGAGGGAGTCCTACAACTTGAAGCACAGCAGATCCACCAGTCTTGTACTTGTCCACGTACCAATAACCGTTGGCATCTACACTAAGACCATAGGACACACCGATATCCGCATTCGTAGGAGTCCAATCCGCGGCAACAGTACCGTTTGAGTTATCAAACAGTGCCTGAAAGATATTAGCCGGATTGGGTTCCATATAAAGCGTTCTGCCGTCAGCAACCGGAGTGCCAATAGCAATGTTCTGCGCGTTAGGCTGGTTAGGGACGCTACCATAAGTCTGAATAGCAATCGGCCCCGTGATCCCGCCAAACGGCGGAACAGGAGCGCCAAGCCCGTCAGAACCTAAGTTCTGACCAAAACTCTCAGCAACGCCGAGAATTCCAGCAGCGTAAGTAGTACCATCCCATGCTTGTACAAAACCCGATCCTTCAAACTGAACAGGCGTTCCGAATTTAAAAGTCTGACCTGCCTTTTCAGGGAGGGCATTGGTAAACGGCGTCGTCCCCGCCTTCTCCTGAACTTGTCGAATCGGCAAATGTGTGGTTAGATTAGCCGCACCCATATGCTCTCCCTTTTATACTAGTTATGGCAGCGCCTGCTTCGCTTCCGGTTGTGGTTTAGAAACTAAATAGTTTCGTAGAACGAACCAACTTCAGGAGTACTTCCAGGTGCTAGATCGAAAGTACCCTCAATTTTAACTCGCGGAGGACGGTTCCTGTTGGCGAGTTGGTTAAGGGAAATTTGTAGCGCTTTCTTACGTTTCCCATAGACAATGCGTTTGTGCACACGCATACACACAACATCAGCGTAGGTATAATTCCCCTCACCATCAAACAGTAAAGGAAGCTTGAAATCAGGATGTATGTGTTCCTTTCTCAGAAACTCATATCCTTCAGCTTGAAGTTGCCCAATCCTACGCTGATCTTTAGCAGCCCACACGCACATATACTCTGCGTCCTTGAGCTTCATATTCATATAGTCTGGAATATCATGCTCAATCACTGGGATGTAGACTGCGGCACTCATAGCCTCAGCTTCGGTCAGCTTAGACCAATCCGGCTCCTTAGGCTTTGCATCTTCCTTACGCTTCGTAGCCATCTTAGCAAGAGCTTCATTAACTGCCGCCTCGATAGCTTCTGCTGGAATAGCTTGCACTGCGGGAGCCGCTGTTTTGAGTACGTCTACTACGGCAGTAGCATTTACAGATTTTGTAGTTTCATTAGACATATGCTACTCCCTCTTGATCAAGCATCTTCTTGTAATCATCCTCGGAGAAACCTAAGAGGCGTGCTGCTTTCTTTGCTTCCTCAGAGAGCTTTTGGTTTTTCTTATCATCAGCTCCAGTATCTCCTGCCGCGCCAACCGCTACAGAACCACCTGTCCCTGAAGCAAAGCGAGTCTTAATCTTTCCTTCAAGAATCTCCGCATTGTGCTTTCCTACAACAGTGTGATAGCAATTCTCAATGTTTGCAGGATTCATGCGGAAGTCTACTGCTTGATTTGCGAGAAGCGCATCCACTTCACGCTTGATATCACCATGATAATACTTAAACTTATCCGTATCCTCGAACAACTCACGTCGCACGTTATCCGCATGAACAGCTTTAATAGCCTGAGTCTGTCCTGCGGTAGCAAGTGCGATAGCTTCCTTCGTCTTACCAGCAAGCATCAAGGCTTCAATCTGCTCTTCCTGCGAACCCTCAGCCTCAGCTCTAGCAGCCGCGGCAGCTCTAGCAGCAGCGTCTTTCTTTTCCTTATCCGCTGCTTCTGAGGAGGAAGCCATAATACTCTTAAGCTCCTCCAGCTTAGCGTCTATCGTGCTAATCTTAGACGCCGCTTCTGAACCAGCCTTGATCTGGTTCACTAACTCATCCGGCAACTCCATTACAGGCTCGCCAGTTTTTTCATCCTTCTGCCAGGGAAATTTCATTAGATGCTTCCTCCTTCCGTCTGAGATTTCATTGCCACTACTTGCGCCTTGCGCTTGTCAATCTGATCTTGTGCATCCTGTATGTACTTTGGAAGTTCCAGGAACAAACACATCAGATTAAGTTGCTGCTTAAGTATCGCTGCCATTGTTTTCACATCTTCCGAAGGCTTATCGAGTGGGAGGGATCTAAAATTCTGAATCGCCTCTTCCCTTAAACCATTAAATAGCGCCAGCACCGGCTGGAACTCCTCCCGACCCCACATTTCCTTGAGGGACTCCTTGTACGGGATTAACTCCCCCACTGTTTTGATTTCCATTTCCTGCTCCTCCCCCTGCTGAGGGTTGTTGAGTTGCCATCTGAATAATCGGTCCCAGGTCTGGAAGTACTGTTTCCGTATTATCCTTGTTAAATGTACGCAAGATAGATTGCATCATCGCTCTTGCACCAAGAAGCTGTTCCAGATACAGTTTCTTTAAAGGCTCTGGTATTCCTTGGGTCATAATTGCTTGAATCATTTGTGCTTCTTGCTGGTAGAAACGATCCACGCGATCACTTAGGAGAATGTCATTCTGCCGATCAAGTTCCTTATTTAAAGCTGCCGAAGCTGGTCTGAGGCGAAGTCCTAGTGTACCACTCTTGTACATATCCAGTGCCTTCTTAAGCTTTTCCGCCTGTGTACCGTATTTCTTGAGCTTGTCTCCTATACCAAAGTTCGCATACATCGTAAGTAATTTAAGCCCTAACTTGACATGTGCGGCTCGCATATCAGCAGTACGTAGGTTATTGCGGTTATTAGCTTGTGCCATCACCATGCTAGTACCTGCCGCACTATAAATCCCACGCTTCGGATTTACAATTCCACCGCCAGCACCACCTATAGCCGGGTCTACACCTACACGCTCCTTAGCAATACTAATCTGAAAAGCGTCAGATTCATTGTTGTAGCCCATATCAGTGCCGGATTTGATATACTCAAGCTCATCCTTCTTTGCCGGAACCACAACACCTGGCATCAAGTCCAGAAGCGATCCGAGCTTCGACTCAGGATCAGCTCTCCACACACCAAGCATCGCCATGTTACGATTGTTAGTACGCCAGTTATTATTGTTTGAAACTTCCTTCTGCGCAATGTGCAAAAGCTCAGCAAACCCTGTTCCAAGATACGACTCGTCATCATACGCGAGTTTCATATCCTGATAAGGAATCATGTTCTTTGGATAGTTGTTAAAAACTATCCACAACACCATCTTATCACGCTTGGAGTACTTAGCTTGGAAGGCATACTCAGTACCAGAGATAGTATAATTGAACCACAGGTTATAAATATACCATCTCGCAGCGCCTTTATCCACGCCGCCGTCAGAAATCCCAGACTCCTCATTAATCTCCCGCTCCATTTCAGTTTCTTGCACAGCATCAGGAGAAGCGAGCAGCTTGTCAATATCTTCCTGTTTGTAGTATGGAGACTTGTAAACCAAGTCCTGAAGCTGCCATACATCCAGAGACTCCACGTGTCCATACATCTTCATATCTTCGAGCCGCGGTTTATTAGGCTCGAAGATGAATCTATTGAGTGGAAGAATCTCAGGCTTCGGACCATCAATTACTGTGTACTTTTTAAATTCACTCGTAACAGGGGCTTTTGGATCTTGACCACCATCTCTGTAAACGGCTTCCATCCTAGTCTGGTATTCATATGGAGTAATGATGATACCAGTACCGTATTTGATGGCAGAATGAAATGCTGATTGCTCGACACGATACAAGTCCAATTCATTAGGATCATACGCCATATCCATGAGAAACTGTTGTGTGATCTGTTTAAGTTCCTCACCATCCTTAGTAGGCAAATCACCACTAATCGTGGCAGCCCACAGCGGATCATACATCCAGATACCACCCATTACACGTGCTAGAAGCTCATCAGAGTACGTACCAATAATGGGAATAACCATATTAGCAGCGCCCTCCCAAGGCCAGGAAACTTCCTTGTTCTTGGGACGCGCCTTATACAGTCTAACATACTCAGGCAATTTCTCAGTCCTAAAAGTCTCCAGCCGCCGATCAAGATGATCCACTTTGTCAATAATAAACTGACAAAGCTCTTTATAATTATCCTCCCCTAGCTTCTTCTCATCCGCTAGAAGTGTCAAATCATTAACTAATGTAGGCGGCTGGTATGGCATTTTAAGCTACTTTCTTAGTTTGAAGAAGGATCTTTAGAAACCAAAAGCATCAACGAAGATGCAAGCGAAGTCAGAAGCGTAACCCACGTTCCTGTCCCCACTTTACCAAAATCCACGCCCTGGGCTTGTAAAACACCCAGCACAGTAACTGAGAAAGTAAGCAATCCTACAACCGTAGTCTTAGGATGCGCCACCACATTATCAAGCCACTGATTCATATCCGCTCCTTTACCATTTCAGATGTTGTGAGAGTATATCACCGATTGCTGCTATGATCCCAACGATGATAACCCATTGTAACTTGTTTAGGCCAGCAGCGGTGTTTTCGACTCTGTCCAGTCTAGTAAGGACTGGCGGATTCTCTTTACCATTCCCTGTGTACATATCCGTCTCCAACCTGTCGATTCGCTCTTCGATCACCATTACAAGCTCCTAAGCCACAGCGGCCTGCATCCGCTTCAAATACTGCGCCTTCTGCTTTGCCAGGAAGTCTCCAATCTTCTCCTCTGACACAGTATCAAACTTCCAAATCTGCGGGCCATAGCTTAGTACATCCAGTAAATCAATCAGGCCCTTCCGCTGACCAAAGTTTTCTGCTTCTTCTTTAAACTCCGCGCAGTTATTAACATCCAACCAAAGTTCCTTAGCTTCGATTGTAGGAATGAAGTTCTCAATCCTCTCTGCCTTCGCTCCTGCTGCATTGCTGCTCTTCAGTGGCTCAAACCTTATGCCAGCAATCTCTGGTTGTACGTACTTGTAATCCGTTACAAACTCGTTCAAGTGATAAAGCAAGTACTTCTGCGAGGCCACCGCTTCTACATATACTACGCGCAGCTTCCACTTCACTGCCATGAAGAAAATCTGCTTTACAAACTCCTTAATGGGACAAGCCTTAGCCCACTGATCCAGGAGATAAACTCTACGAGGATCACGAGAGACGCCAGTAACAGCGATAGCATGACGACAACGGCCGTCTTTACCAACGTCTTGTCCAAGATGTGATCCTCCGTGGTTAGGATCAACTGTCATGTAACGATCTATGTTACGTGGAAAAATGTCTTTTTCTACATCACCTTCGGCTACATGATGCCGAATCGTGATTCTGTACTGCTGCGGCTTGGCTACACCAAAGATACGATACGCCATCTCGCTTTCTTTGGGAATTGCTAGTGCACCTGTTACTTTCTCGAAGTGGAAGTAGCGTAAGTCTGCGAGATTTATCTTCGCCTTAGAGGGATCAATAGGATAATTGAGGAACTGACAACTAAAATGATAGCTGCCAAGACGACGCTTCCATCTAAGTAACTTCTCACGGGTAAATGCCTCTGGAAATATTGGCTCACCGAAAGGATGCAGAGCACAACAACCACCGAGTGCACTGTGAGTCGTCCAAGAAAAGTAAGGTTCTTCTTGACGAATGTGAGAATTAAGATCATCATGACTCCATCTATTACCTACTACGATTTCATCAAAATCTCTGCCTGGATTGTTCGGATCGCTATCCGTTGCACCAACCAGAATCTGATGGTAGTCAATGGTGTCAGCCATAACAATCGAGGACTTACGTGCTTCTCTACCCACCAAATCATCCTGCACGACCACGTTATAGTGGCGAGATTGAAGAGCAGCGCCAACACCAATAAAGTCGAAGGTTCCTTCACCCTGTCCGCGGCCTGCTGGAGTTCTGCGTTGGTGTAGTGATTCATTCGTCCACGTTTCCTTCTCTGTCGGGATTATTTCTGGAAACAAGTACCTGAAGAACTCAGTATTCTGATAGTGGTTCGAGATTCTAGTACCCAACTTGATAGCGTTCTTGATTGTCTCAGAAACAAGGAGGATACGGATATCTTGTGAGTGTGTCCTACGCATCCATTCAACATAGAGATCAGAGTACCCAACGTTACTAAAGAGGTCTTCTTCCCTGTGACCAAAAGGTAATGCTCTCCAGATCGGAAAAGCTTCGGAGTACACTGTGCTTTTGAAGTGGTCACGTGGTATCTCGATTCCTTCTTTGAGTCCATCCTTCATTACTGTAAGACACATTTGGTAGTGCAGGTTCTTGGCTTTATCAGGATTCTGCGAGAAGCGTGACTTACCAAGCACTACAGTAGCGAAGTAGTACAAATCCATCAGCGCGTTCATTTTGTAGGCTACTTTCTTAGTTTCCCGATCTGAAATCGCATCAGGTGGGACTAGATTGTAACCTAAGATCGTAGAACGCGGTACGAAAGTATTACCCGTCTCTCCTACTTCGAGAGCGCGGAGAGTATCTCGTACCTTTTGTTCTACTTCACGCTGAGAAGACACTTTTCACCTTTACGAAGTGGCGCCACGAAGCGCCGCCACTTCCTCTGAGATACCATTAACGATGGTGCTAGCAGGAATAAAGAGTGGCTTTTTGAGGCACTGGATGTTCAGTACAGCGGCGACAGGATCGTAGGTGTACTGAAAAGTGAAGCTGCCATGCTCTACTGTACCAATGTTTCCCTCTATGTCGATGCCTATGTCCTGCTTGATCTTGGCAGCGAAAGCACTAAACATAGTGGGAGTAAAAGTATTAAATGTCTGCATTTGTAAAGCCATGCGAGTTCTCCTTCCTGATTAGAGGAGCGTACCTGTAGAGGCTTGGGTGGTGACGCTAGTAGGAGAGATACTAACTGCTGTGGCTCCCGGAGCAGGAATTGCATTCAGCGTGGCTACGACGGCGCTGATGTAGTTCTCGATGACTTGGAGAGTGGGAGTCGAACCGTACTGTTGCGTATACCACTGCACGAAGACGGGTTCGATTTCCTGCACAGCCATTGAAAGCTTGGCAGCGCCGGTGCCAGACTGTGCACCAACTGCTAGGGCAAGACCTTCAGCCTTCACTACAGCACCCACAGTCAGATTATAGACCGCAGCAATTCCAGGAAAAGCCACATCAATGATTGGCTCAGCGGCTACTGCTGCGTTAGTAGCAATAGGGAATACCTTCTTGAGAACTGCCCCGATATCTGAGAGAATTGATTTGAAAGATGCCATCGTAAGCTCCTTAAAGTTCGTTAACAGTTGTGTCGTAGTGATCCCAGTTTACACCGAGTTCAGCAGCTACAGCTTTCTCTACGACTGTAGCAAACTTATGCTCTTCATAGTACGGTGCGGCGGAATCAAAACCGGGTTCGTCAAAGTTTCCAGGCATTCTATTAGCTTCAAAGTCCTTGTCAAATGCTGTGATGCTTTCTTCTGAGATGCCGTGTTTCAGGCAGAGGTACATTTCTACTAGTTCGTGAAGTGCTACTAAAAACTCGTAATCCCTGTTCTGCATCTCAGAGACTCTAATCTCATGGCGCGTGGGGAAGACTTCGCGCCCCGGCTCCTCCCAGTAGTCCCCAACTGTAGGGTAACGCTGCTCCGCGTGGGGAATTGTATCAATATATATGTGCAGCGACATGACTACATTCCTTCGGGGCGTTTGTGGAGGCCGACAGCAAACAGAAGTGATGCCAAATCATCAACATGCAAACAATCGCACAGGCAAGCATATTCGTTTAGCTGTTGGACTACAGCAATACTGCCGTTACAGTAATCATTTCCCGGCACCGCGCTGTACAATACACCAAAAGCTTCTACTTTACCGTCAGTGCTAAGCCTAACGAGCTTGTCACCATTCTTAGCTTCGCGTCCGTTTCTGTAGTGCATATATTCTCCTTAGTTCGCGGGCTTGTTTAAGTCAATTCCGGCGAGAAGCGCCTCGGCTTCAAGCTGTGCAAGTGCTTTCTCTTGATCGGTTTGGGAGAGGGTGTGGGAGTTTGAAAAGGCTTCGTTTGCCTTTACAGCCTCTATTGTGTGAGCACCAAATGGCGCAATGAAATCACCGTTCTCATCAAGCTGTGGCGGAGCCGCTGTTGCTGTGAGCGCGGCGATGATACCCTGTGAGGCTTTATCGTACTTCTCAAACTCAAAGTGATCCACCGGCTTAATCTCTGCACGACTGATTTTAGCAAAGGTTCCCTCCCTGTCTAGGAGGTCTTGTGCTACCTGGGTCTGGTGTCTACGCTCGGCGAGTGTGATAGCAGGACGTTGGAGTTCTTCCATCAGGCAGCGTAGGGCAGGAGGGAGGGCGTTAGTGAGAATTTCCTTACGCTGTTCTTTGATTACTGAGAGTTCCTTGTCCCAGTCTATAATAATGCCGTGCGTGAGCTTCGCTCGCACTATGAGATAGTCGGGCTGTTTTTTGAGGTAGCGTAGGCGTGGCACAGAGATACACAGCATAGCTGCACTAGCAGCTTCCGAGAATCCTGCATTCTCCAGGCGCACTATAGTCTCAAAACGCTTCTGGGTTTTGAACTGCTTCCCAGCAGAAGGCTTCGGACCTAGGGCCGCGGTGCCGGTGTTCAGCGTGCCGCCATAGTGGAGAGTGTTCGGAAGCTTTGTAGGAGCGGTTGCCATTTATATATCATCTCTCTGTGCACAAGCTATCGCGGCGATCTCATCGCATGGGCGCGGTTCAGTAACACCGCTGTACAGTTCTAGATGCCGAAGTAAAGCACGCCGCAGCGGACTAGGCTCGGCGTACCGCGTATATTCGTGTGAGCCATTCACAATCGCCGCTGCTGTATCATCTGGCTCGGAGATACACATCTCGCCCATGCTTCAAGACTACCACGCTTCTCGCGGCGTGTCAATAGCTCAGAGACTAATTCTATAGCGAAAAATAGCTAGGAGGAGGACGTATACACCTGCCTCCCAGAATTCCCTCGCCGCGCCCAGGCGATTATATAGTTTATGTTTATAGATGCTATGACCATGCTATATCCTACAGCCTTAGATGTGAAAAAGTGTAAAAAATTAGTAAGAGCGTCCCCCCACAATTCTGTCGCGTCGCGCGATTTTTAGGCGGAGGTACCAATGTACCACGGTAGGATGGTACATGGGTACGCTGGTAGCGTGGTACATTGGTACGATGTATGCTACGATGTATGTCGTAGCATTGTAACTGTTACGCTTTGTAGCGTTACAAGCTGTAGCGATACCAGGGATGCTAGTTACTAAGTAGTAAACATTTGACAGCCATGCTATACTGTAGATGACGCCGAAGGGATAGGCGCAAGGAGGATTACCACACATGCCAGTATCACAGCGTGACGCTGATACCATGCTAGAAGAGTTCTTGGCACAGCGCGAAGTTACCAAGATCAGACGCGGTGCGAAAGGACCGAAACAACCTAGCACCAAACCGGACCCGCTAGAGCGTACAGAGTATGCGCCTGATAACAGTCGCATCGGGAATGACTCACGCGGTCTACAGTCTGATACCCTAGTCGGACGCATGTTCGATTTAGGCTATCCGCAGCAAGCTATCGCACATACGATGGTCAGTGAGTATTTCATGGGCATGATGGGCTGTAGTGCCATCGTGCCGCAAGTCATTACACTGTAGCTCATAGCTACAGCAAAGCCCTAGAGTGTGGCTTATGTCACGTTGCTAGGGCTTTGCTGTGTCTACTGACACATCATGGAGAAAGCATGTCAACTGGCAAGGAACAAACTCCCATCGTTGAAGTACCCGCGTCACAGGACGCAGCGCCAGTCACTCCGGTGACGGTGTTCAATCCGTTCGAGAAACTCAGTGCAGAGCAACTCACTGCACTGGCCGGTTCCTTCAATAAGCAGTGGCGTGACGCACATAGCATGGCGATTGCGCTTGCACAGACTGAATTTCAGATCAGCGAGAACGATGCCACATTCTACGCTTGGCTTCAGTCCGAAGCCGAGAACGTGCTGGACCGTAACACGGTGGCGAGTGCTGTTAAGTACATCGGCAACATGCTTGAGGGAGTGGCATTTCCTAAGAGCACCGCCGTTTCACTGGGATTGATCGAAACGAAGTACAACGAAGTCAAAGTCAGCCTGCGCAAGACCATCGGGATTCGGGTGCGGGATTATGCTACCGGCCGGTGGCAGTCAGTCACCGCGCAGGGGATTCTCGACAAAGTGTATGCCAAGTTGGGCATCACCGAAAAGGACTGGATGCGTTAGAGCATCCACATACCACATGCACAAGACAGGCACAGAACATCGTGCCTGTTTTTGTGTGAATCCAGTAGCGTTGTCGTAGGACTCCGAAACGTAGACTGTCGTGAGATAGACTACGTATACAGATTAATTCTGTACTGACGAGGAGAATATGACGTTTTCAAGTGATCCCGTAACGTTTGCTGGATTCCTTATCCTAAAACGTATTGAAGGATATTTGAATATCAGTGAACTGCAATGTGCCAGTGAGTTATATGACTGGTATAGTGAAGGCGGAGAGTTTATCACTAAATTTAAGTCTTCCGCCTTTGGAAAAACATATTATGACACATCTAATGTATTAGATGCCTTCTATTTCCCCTTGAAGGCGAGAGGTTACTAGGTGGTAGAGGATAGGAGCCTTCGGGCTCCTATTTTCCATATTTGTAATACTAATAGAGGGTAGACACCGTGTGTCAATTCGTCTACACTCTCTCTGTACCTGGACTACCCTATTAAGTGCTTTAGAATGTTCTCTCTATCCTTCACCCACCCTCAGTACCGTTTAATGTCCTCTTCGATACGGATGCGCGCCCTCTCGGAAGAGGGGTGAAAATACTCTTTCGCGCTAGAAGAGAAATTAAATTATAAAGTCTTTTGTAGTTTAGAGCATAAAGAAAAATATATAAAAATAATAATATTATAATAATAAAATATATATAATTAAAAATATATACTAATAAAAATCTCTCTCTAAAAGCTCTCTTCAAAATTCAGATGTGTCTCAGCGGCGGCCCTCTAATGCGGTCGCGCAGGCACATAATTTTGACACTGAGGGTGGCTCGGGGTTAAATGACTGAGGACAAAAGATTTAGGGGGGTACCCCAAGTCACCCATGTCCGGTGACAACTTGACATGGGGTGCCTACCCGTTATATACTACTCGTGAGGGTTAAACCAATGCCGCGAGTAGTTCCTGAAGAAGAAATAGCAGCTATAAGAGAGTTCCAAGCCGTGCAAGCATGGCATAGAGCGGAGTGTATAGCGTTTGCTCCGTTTAAGATACATATGAATAGGGAAGATTTAACGGATGCTGAAGCTGCGCGAGTGTTTAGAGCGCGAAAGAGGTATAAAGAAGCGTATAAAACCTTGGAGCGCGCACGTGAAAAGTTGAGGAATACGCTTATATCTCTGCGACAGCGAAATACTACATCACCGTTACCAGTGTTTGTAGAGTCAGATGAAGAATTAGGATTAGCTGATTCTCCTGATAATATGACACTAAAATCCGCTGACATATCTCGTATACTCAAAGAACACGACGACCACGAGCGCATGAAAACTGATCCTAAGATTCAAAAGCTCTTAAAAGAGCTTAGAGAAAAACAAGGTATTAAAGACTTGCCTCTAGGTAATGAGGCTGTAACATTTGGTTCCACTGTACTAAAAGAGGTTAATGTAGAACCTGAAAAGGATATGCTTAAGCCTAATGAAATAGCTGATATGCTAGAGCCTAATGAAGTGTTGTGTATAAATTGTAAGCAACCTTATGATCCTAGCATGTCAACGTCTAACGAGATTAACAAGTATTGCTCTAAAAAATGTGAAAAAGGAGAATAACCCCCATGCTCTATATGGACGCTTCATTGCTTTTGGATATTCTCGCTGTTCCCACGTTTGTAGCGATTGTGTGTGTTATAATTGCATACATCAAAGAAACTATCAGAGGTTACACATTCTAATGCGAGAGACACCACGACCGCTTGATATACGTGAAATTCCTAGCGAGAATTTCCAACACTTCCACGCATTAACTGAAGATATCGAGGAAGAATATCTCACACTTTCACACTTGTTTGTAGAGCTTTGCACGGGAGTTGGATGTTTGCTTTTGCTCTCAGTGATTGGGATGATGATTATACTGGTTATGCCGGTGCAGTAGCGGCGGCAACGCCGCTGTGACGTGGTAGCACATGCACAGTAATTGTAGTAACAAACATAACCTGAAAAGGAGTGTAACATAATGACGGTCAAAAAAGCAACTAAAAAGTACGTGATTGTGCGTACTTATAGTGCTGGCGTGTTTGCTGGTACTTTGGAGTCGAGAAAAGGTAAAGAAGTCGTGCTTTCTAATGCTCGTAGATTGTGGTATTGGGATGGCGCTGCTTCATTATCACAACTCGCAATGGAAGGAACGTCGAAGCCACAAAATTGCAAGTTTCCTACGCCTGTAACCTCAATCACACTTACTGAGGCAATTGAAATTATTAACGCTACCGAGAAAGCTAAAGTGTCGATAGAAAGTGTGAAAATATGGAAAATTTAAGCTATAGCTATGGCGATGGCTTTGGCTCTAGCTCTAGCTCTGGCTTTAGCGATGGCTCTGGCGATGGCTCTGGCTCTGGCTATAGCTATGACTCTAGCTCTGGCGAGGGCTATGGCGAGGGCTTTGGCTCTAGCTCTGGCTCTGGCGATGGCTCTGGCTCTGGCTATAGCTATGACTCTAGCTCTGGCTATGGCTCTAGCTCTGGCTCTGGCTTTGGCGATGGCTCTGGTGATGGCTTTGGCTCTGGCGATGGCTCTGGTGATGGCTCTAGCTCTGACGATGGCTTTGGTTATGGCTTTGGCTCTGGCAATGGCTCTGGCTTTGACGATGGCGATGGCTTTGGCTCTGGCTATAACTATGGCTCTGGCTTTAACTCTGGCTTTGGCTATGGCTATGGCGATGGCGATGGCTCTGGCGATGGCGATGGCTCTAGCTAATTGTAAATGTGGGCATTCACAATCAAAGCATTACAAGTTATATGGAACTTGTGATGCTCAAGACCCAATACTAGGCAAAACATGTGAATGCCCATATTTTCAAAACGCAGAGCCAGAAAAATTAGCGTCACCAGAGCAGCAAGAGGAAAAGAACTGAGAGAGCTTATGCTCTCTAAGCCGCACGTAGCATATCGCAATGTGCCACAGCACCGTCGATGCTACAAAGAGGTACTATCATACATATGATACTTTATCCTCACAGTGCGGCTTAGAGAGTGTATGCGCGAAGCACACTCTAAAAGGAGAAAACATATGCCAACAAACAAAGCATTCGTATCCGCGCTACGCGCTGTGGCGGATTTTATGGAGCAACACCCAGCGCTTGTGGCACCTCAGATTCCATACCTCTGCGCTTATAACGTAGAAGCAGAAGCTCTCAAAGCTATGGCTATGGTGCCGGGTATTCACAAGGAGAAAGAATATAGTGGTGATTCTTTCTACCTCAAAGCACAGATTCCGTATGATGCAGAAGATGGAGTTTCTACTGTGAATCTTATTTATCAAGGTGCACGCTCTGGTGTATGCAAGCGCAAAGTTGTAGGCACGAAGGTTGTACCTGAGGAATACGTGCCAGGATACACACGTGCACAATATACTGAGGAGATTGTAGAGTGGGAATGTGAGCCTCTCACAGCGCCTTCGGAAGCCGAAGAAACCTCCTAAACAGTCGTAGAATCCACAACTTAACCCTTGACAACCACGCGGCGGCGGCGTACAATTAAGACATATGGGCCGCTCTACGCAGACGTAGGAGAACTCAAATGCCAGAATTAACAGTCAACCTCTCTATTAAGATTCAAGTAGCAGAGAAGCAGGATACAGAGTATTACCTTAATCCCATAACAAACGAAGCTACTCCCTCTTTCATCGCGGATATTATGGATGAGATGGAGGATAGCTTCGCGGGGGAGGTTATCTCTGTGAATGGGCTCACTCAACAGCAAGTGCTTAAGAAGTTGCAAGAAGGTGTAGTCTAGTCGTGGTAGAGAGTATACTTCCCGTACCTGGGAGGTGTATTCTCTAGGCACCTAGTATGAGAGACTCTTTTCTCCTAGTCCACCAGATGGACGGAACTGGGTAAGGCCAGCTAGGAGATTTCTCCCTCTCAGAGTTCCCTGACAAGAACTCCTAGGTGCCTAGAGAGTACAAGCGCCTCGGCGCTATGCTCTAATCCCTCTGGGGATTTGAATTGCAATTCAAATAGCAACAAAAATTCACAACGAAACCGCTACGGCGGAAGGAGCAGAAGAAACATATGGCTACAATTACAGCAGACGTAACAGCAGCAGGCGCAGGCTCTCTCTCTTCAGAGAAAGTCACTACTCGTCGGTATGTGAAGTTTGGTACTGACAAGGAAGGCAAGACTGTAATTGAAGAACAGCGTGTTCTTGCTGAAGCAGATAGCAAGGATAAGAAAACTAACCTTGCTGTAAACTGGCAGAAAGCAGAAGACGACGGTTTCGTTCTCTTCTCGCAGAATGATGCCGTGGTGTATACTGTAAAGGATTCTTCAGGGTTTGAACTCCTATGCCCTGATGAGGAAATTCGCATGTACATCATTAACACTGGTCTTTCGACCATCCAGACTGCTCGCGCACAGGCGTATATGAAGGCGAATGCTGAAAATACTCCTGAGCCAGAGCCGCTGTACAATGACTCTACTCTTGATCTCCGCACGGGCGTTGGGGAGGATGGGGAGTATAGCATTAACAAGACTCCTTCTCGTCGCTCCCTCTCCGATATGGAGAAGCTCATCAAGTCTCTTCGCGCTCTTGGTTTGAGTGATGAAGCGATGAAGGATGTGCTTATCTCTTATGCGAAGGCAAAGAGTGAAGTCACGGAGGCTACGGCGGAAGCTGCAGCGTAGTACGGCGGCGCAAGCCGCTACTAATACAGGGAGTGCTTTCACAGGCTCCCTGATTATGCTAGGGATAATTCAATCGGTAGAACGCTCGGCGCAGAGCAGTTGTAGGTTCAAATCCTACTCCCTAGCACGGCCCCACAGAGTAGCCTTCACGTGGCGGGGCTGAGTACGTAGACGAGATAAGAATCTCATACGTAGCTAATACTCTAGTGCTAGACTAGCACACAGCCGGGGATACGGGAGTCCAAGGCCCGTATCTTAAACGAGACAATAAATCTGCCCGGCACTCAAACAGTAACACAACCTCTACCCGCGCCGCGGGAGAAAAGTAGGTAGGAAACATGTATGTATACTATGAGCATCTAAAAGATGCCACAGGCAAGATTGTCCTTACAGAGCTACGTCTCTCTTCTAAGGGAGATGGCTCTCTCTGGATTAACATTAAAAACAGTATGGAGAATCTTAGATTCAAACTTTGTGTCCCCGTACTCAAACAGCCAGACTCCAGTCTCCGCACATTTGACGAAACCACGAAAGTGTGGAGCTATACTGGAAACGTGGGAGCAGTAGTTCTCTCCGCCTTAAAAGCTGTGTGTGCCTCTGTTGGCGGTATCACTGAAGTAGCTGTAGAAGACTTAGCAGAGCAGTGTCGCTCAGGATGTATTCGGTTTGATAGCAGGAAGAAAGCTCAAAAAGCAGAGGACTTCTTCTATAATCACGGTGTACCTGCTTCTTCGCCTACGCTTACTAAGGAACAAATCACAGCGAAGCTACAGGAGATGCTTGGTAGCGTGATTGACAAGAGCGCCTATAGGAAAGCGGCGGTGAGATTTCACCCGGACCGGAATAATGGAGATGGGTCGAAAATGTCAGAGCTTAATATGCTTTGGCAGATGTATAATGCATAAGGAGAAAACATGCCAGTTGAAGTTGGAAATTGCAAAAAGCATCAGTTTAAACTTATGAATAACTGTGCTATACGTTGCGATGATTGCAATAGCTATACTACAGCAGTTTATAAGCGTGGACTTCCAGATATTCTTATATGCTTTAATTGTCGTAAAGTATATGAGCTGATGGCTGGAGAGTTAGTACAAGAGGAGAAACCAAATGGGATTTCAAATCGGTAACGTCAAAAACCCTCAAGATGCCAAGCGCGCTGCTATAGAAGCAACTCGCGCAGCATCTAAGGGTCAGAAGCCAGACGCTCTTATTCAGTACATAGCGCCTGACAAGTGCCCAGATAGGAACCGCATAGTCTTTGACGACAGCAGTTCTATGGGTGGACAAATCCAAAATGCTAAGAAGGGCGTAGTAGAGTTCCTTCGCAACGGCATTCCCAACCAAACTGCGGTGGCAGTACACTTTATGAATACTTCACACTGGAATACCACACTCAGGAGTGATTTACCTGTCCTGGGTGTTGATATTGAAGAGTGTGAGCTTTTTAGTGGCGGAACACCGTTCTTTAACACGCTGAAGAAAGCGTTACAAGCCACTCCCACACTCACACGCCTTATAGCTTTCACAGACGGTGCTCCTACAGACAGTCTAGAAGCTGATGAGGACGAGGAAGCAGCCGTACAGGGATACCACTCTCACCAGTCTGACACGTGGAAAGCCTCAGCGAATGTAATCATTAAGATCGCACACGCTGTAGGCGGAGAGAAGCCTATTCCAATCGACACAGTATACTTCGGCGGCGGTAATGAACGTAACATGAATCTCCTGCGTTATCTCAGTGATAATACAGGCGGCTATTTCCTCCATTTTGACCCTGCTAAGGTAAACTTCAAAACAGCATTCAAGTATCTCGCACCAGTCAACAGGCTTCGCCTTACAAGTGAAAGCTTCAGAGCATCCCTAGAGAGAGGAGAACAGCAATGACACCACAAACCCAAGACTTAATCTACGTATTCTGTATTCTAGGAGTCATGTGGGTTATATTTTTCGTACTCGCATGTTACTCCGATTGGAGAGACAAAAATGACAACCATTAGAAAACTAGCTGAATTCCCTGAATTACAAGATTTAAACAGGAGATTTTAAATGCTCCCAAGTGAAGCAGCTTTAAAACAGAAATCCCTCATAGAGCAGTACCCGCCGGAGATACAGAAGCAAATACACATCCTAACCATGAAGTGTGTCTCTCTCGGTGTTCCTGCTCTATTCACTCGAATGCTAGAGGGACCAGTTGTACGTACCTTTTTCTTCCAACCACAGGGACTCGCACTCTATGGCCCACTCATGTCTAAGGAAGAAGAAATAGCTGGTTCCCTCGGCGTAGAGTCTGTGCGCGTGGAGCGTGTGCTAGGAGAAATCTCTATCGCCGTCCCACGCGTCGACAGACAACTTATCGAGTTTGATAAGTGTCTCCACACTATGCTAACCTCTCCCATCACTAAAGAAATGGCCCTCCCACTCTTAATGGGTCAAACTACAAACGGAGAGCATTTATATGCTGATTTGGCTGCACAACCGCATTTGCTTATTGCTGGAACAACTGGTTCTGGCAAATCCGTGTACACGGCACAGCTTATCTGTTCGCTTGCACTCTTTCGTACTCCTGAAGAGCTTGAGTTTGTGCTTGTGGATACAAAGAATCTTGACCTAGTACTCTTCAAACCACTAGAGCATGTCAAGTATGTCCTTAATAACATACAAGACCTGCGAACGGCGCTTCAGGAGCTTCTCGCCACAGTTAGGCTCAGAAACACGCAAATGAGCGGCTTAGCTAGAAACATTAGCGAGTGGAATACTATGTGCTCTGGTATAGCTCCAAGCAAAAAACTAATGTACAAAATCCTAATTATTGACGAACTTGCCGACGTTTTTATGCAGGATCGCGCATACCTTAGCCAGTTTAAGAAGAACGAACGTCCACCTGCTATTGAAGACCTAGTACAACAAATCCTCCAAATCAGCCGCGCCGCCGGAGTGCATCTAATACTAGCGACGCAACAACCTTCAGTCAAAATCATATCTGGAGTAATGAAAGCCAATGCTCCGGCGCGCGTAGCTTTTAAGCTACCCTCAATGTCTGACAGTCGAGTTATCCTAGACGAGAACGGTGCACAAGACCTTTTAGGGCTAGGAGATTACTTGTATAAGATCGCAGGCTCCGATACCGTAAAGCGCGCGCACAGCGCCTACGTTAGCACGACAGACATTGCAACCATAATTGCACAAAACGAGATGATAAGAATGCAATACAAGGAGTTTGTATGAGCTTTTACTACGACAACCAAACCCGTTCCCAAGCCGAGAGCTTGATAGAGAAACAACGACTAGGAGATGAATCAGCTATGGATGAAGTGGCGGAGGTTGAGGAATGAAGTATACCTACGATCGCTACTGGGGCATCTTCACACGCCCAGCACTCGCACCTAACGTAACTCCAGAACTCTGTGGCTATGCCTACAGCGGCCACGAGGGAGCACTTAACGATATACACAAACAAAACATTCAAGGCATCGGCCCACTACCAGCAGGTACTTACGTCATTAGTCGCATCTATGACGATCCCGAACGTGGAAATCACACTTGCGAGCTTCTTCCACAAACCACTAATAAAATGTACGGACGCAGCGGATTCCTAATCCACGGCGACACAGCAGCAGAAGCACACAACGCTTCCGACGGCTGCATTATAGCACCATTCAGTGTTCGTAGCATGTTTGCGATTCAAGATATAATTGAAGTCGTCTAGTGCGCGTGAGAGGGCTTTAGGAAGTATACCAGAGGCGACCCCCCTCCCGTCTGGTCAAAAAGGGACACTTTGCAACCCCTTTGTTTTGAAGGGGTTGCAAGACTCCCGCGCTTGACACCCCCGAAAAAGGGGTGTATACTCTTGTTTATGCCCTCTAAGAGCCGTTCGACCGTCGCCGTGACCGTTCGCATCCTCCGCACCCAAGAGGACGCCTTAAATCGAGAAAATCACGGTTTTACTAGCAGAAGTGAGTTAGTAAGACTCCTTCTGCAACTTTATCTCGACGGTCAAATTCCTATCTTCAAGCCCTCCCCACAATAAAAAACCGTAGCGTAAAAGCAGTCTACGCGCTAGGCGCGTGCAGGAGCTTTATGTCAGAATTTCAAGAATCAGAAGAATCTGTGGATGAGTTATTTGTGCCTACGGATGAGGCTATCCCTGTCACAGCCGAGGAAGCAGCGTCCCTCGGCGTGGCTCAGGATGAAAACAAGGAACCTGAAGAACCACACATAGCACAGCTTGTGTGTGATGTATGTCTCGAATTAAACTTAACTACGAAGGCTGTAGTTGAGAAGTGTGTGAGATGTGGACAAGCGTTCTGCTTTCACTTTCAGTCTGCTATAGATAGCCAGTATTGTGTGAACTGCATGTCTGATGTAAGTGTCACCAAGAGTGTGATAACAAAGACATACACGCACACAAATCAAGAGACTGGTGAACAATCATTTTACAGGCGCCGCGCACGTGAGATAAAGATTGATGGCCTAAGCTGGCTATTCGCGCAGCGTAAAATTGTAGAGCTTTCAGATGTAGAACTAGATATGGCGATTGAGTATCATCGCAATATCTACTCCCTAATGATGGACGAAGCAGAGCGGCGGCGGAATGAGAAGATGCACCGCTATGCTAACACACCTTTCAAGATTCCCACTCCCACTACAACTAAGGTTACGGACAACACACAGACGACTGTGAAGAAGTCTAGAACTACGTCTAAGACCAAGGCGGGGGAGACTGTAGCAGCACTCCTACAGAGTATGCTTGCCAAAGGTATGACAATAGAACAGATCATAGCGGCGGCAACGAAGAAGTGAGCATTCTACGTGGCAAGCCGTATGTAGCAGGGGAAGTGCCTACTACTTTAAGAGCATTTATTGACAAGGAGAACAAAGTGAAACCCAGCGGTCAGTTGTTAGATTTCCTAGAGCGTACACCGCTACCGTGGCTCAGGTATGATACTGAGAAGCAGAAACTAATCATGGTAGTGGATAATCACTTGATGAGCACGTATAGGGCTTGTCCTCAACACTTCATGCTTTCTCATGTTTATGGCTGGAAGCGTAAAAGTGACAAACTCATTGACGGAGTGGAGCGTAATTGGTTTTTAGATTTCGGTATTCTCTTGCACAAAATGCTAGAGATTTATTACCAGAATTTCAAAAACCCAGATTTTGACGTACAAACGTGGGCAGTTAACAGAACTATAAATGAATGGTCTGAGATGCAGATGGACGTACACTCAGAACATAAAGAATATAAAGCAATGGGTGGCAGCGCAGGCTTAGTGGGACTACTAATACAATACGCCACATACATGAGTCCTTTGAATGAGAAGCTGCGAGTTCTAGGTACAGAAGTTAGCTTCGGTAAGAATCTGGAAGTCAAGCTAGGTATTGTAGTAGAACCTTACTGTGAGGTTTATCTAGCAGGCCGCATGGATATGATTGTAGATGATGGTTACTTTATCTGTCCTCTAGATCATAAGACGATGGGAACTTTCCGCGGCGACCCAGGACTACGCTTTGAGACTGACGAAGGTCCAACTGGTTATATCTACGCTCTCAAGACTGTACTACCTTCACTTCTACCAGAAGACGAAATACTGAAGCGCGATTGTACTAAGATTCTGATGAATCTCATTAGCAAAGCCGCGACTAGCAATCCAACAGAAAGATTCAAGCGTATACCGATTCGTAAAACTGAATGGCAGCTTGAACAATATCGCTGGAGAATGATTAACACAGCAACAAAGCTACTAGCAGACGTTAACGTCGTAGCTAATGAGTTGGCTGTGGATAGAAACACGCAAGTATGTCAAAACTGGATGCACCTTAATTGTCAGTACCTTGACATATGCCGACAACAGTCCCACGATGCGGAGCTTAGTACTTTGAAGAACGGCTTCGTACAAGTAAGGCTTTGGGACACTGAGGAGGTTGCACCAACGACATGAAACTATGTAACGATAATCAACCAGAATATCCGTATAAAACTTGTAACTTACCGGAAGGTCACTCTGGAAATCATCATCATGAATACGTGAATCCAGGTTGTAGATGGATAGGCGTATATACATGGTTCAATTCTAATCTAGGAGCAGGAGAAAGAAGGAGTAATGCCAACTACAAAACAATTCACCGCCCTCGTTGATATTCCCCACGCCAAGATTGGAAACTGTAGCGCCATACTATTAAACCGTCTTCAATGCTGGCGTGCGGCGGATTATCAAGTGCAAGAAGCCACTGTAGAACCCGCAGTAGCCGCAGTAGCAGCTACTAAAGACTCTCCGGCTGTAGAAGCTGTGGAGGAGAAAGTCTCTCAGCGTACATATCAGCTTTGTGCATTTCACAAGAATCTCGAAACACCAACCACAGCGTAGAAACTAAAGGAGCAGGGAATCTTTATGAAAACACTGAAAGAAGGCGCAGTTAATAATAGACGAAAGCGGAAATACTGTGCTGAGACAGGCCAGTGGATTAGTTTTCGTCATTGGAAAGCTCATAAGTTAGCACTGCAACAAATCGCTGAAGCAAAGAAAAACCAAGAAGCATACTCAAATGAAACTCCAATTTGGAATCCTTTGCAGAATAGAGTTCGTGAGCAGGAAAAAGAGATCAATGATCTAAAGCAAAAGCTACACAAGCAAATGCAGGTACTTAACGGCTACAGAGAAACTCTTGGTTCAGCGGGTAGACTGCTCGCTGCATTAGTGGATGTTTCTGAAATCAACTAAGGAGCAGGATATGTCCACGACACCAACTACACCGAGTCCGCCGCTTGATCCTTTTAAGGGTATGTTAGGAGAATCCGCCACAAACATTAAGGCCCACGAATGGCTGAAGATCGCTATTCTAGGGAAGCCCAAGACTGGGAAGAGTACCTTAATGTCTACAGCACCCAAGCCTATTAGGGTGTATGACTTTGATAATAGGGCAGAAAGTCTTGCAGGAAAAGAAGGACTCTTTATTCTGAGTCGTCCTTCGATGCTAGATGTAGAGCAAGACCTTAGCATTATGAAGGCTAACAAGATTAAGAAGCTCCCTCTCCCCGCGACCGTAGCGTTTGATTCAATAACCTTTATGAACCGCGCTATGGAAGAGGAGATTTTCAGGCAAGACCCTAAGTTGTATCGCACTATTAGGGTAGGCAACAGCACAGGAATGAAAATTCGTAATTCGTGGGATGTGATAAATGGAATACAAAGATACATCGAATACCTTATTGCGGAGTTTTCTGGCTTGGGCGTCAACATTATCTTTGTATTCCACGAAAAGGACGAAAAGGATAAAGCTGAATCAACTACTACCGAGACTAAATATACGGGCCTTGTCACAGTTGATCCGCAATATCTTGCCAACAGCCTCAGCTTATTTAATGAGATCTATAGAATAACAGTAGACGGCTCCAAGAAGTACACCGTCACATGCCGTCCAAACTACGACGTAATAGCCAGCACTACAATGATGCTGGATGCTACAGAGCCACCGGATATCATGGCGATGATTGCAAAGCACGAACAGCGTCGTGCTGCACAGAAAGTTTAACCTAACTCACACTACAAAGGAGCAGTATATCATGGCATTTCAAATGAATTTCAGCAAAGAAGAACTTTCCGGCGCACCTCCAGTACCAGCCGGATGGTATACAGTGCAGTTCAAACAGTTTAAACCACGTGCTAGTAAAGCTGGAGATTCAGCCTCGCTGAACGCGGAGCTTGCTATCGTCGCGCCGACAGAGTACGAGAACCGTCGCGTATTCGTGGGCATGAACACCAAGATGGCTTTCATGTGGCCGGACTTCGTTCACGCTGCGGGCCTTCCTATGGAAGAAGTCCAAGATGAGAATGCGGGGACAGAGAAAGCTAACTACACGCTTCCAGGAGTCTTCGAGAACTCCGATACGGCGCCGGATAAGCCTGAGACGTGGAAGTACCTAGGCCCACTCACCAATAAGACGATGGAAGTTGAACTGTGTGAGACGGAGTATCAGGGCAAAAAGCGCAATGAAGTGCGGCAGTTTAAGTGTGCCGTCGCGGGTTGCACTGACAAGCACTCCACAAATCTGATTAAAAACTAGCAAAGACTAGGAGGCGCATGTGCGCTGGCAGTGTCAGTTTGTAAACTCTGATGATAGCCGATGCAAGAATGAAGCCTTGCATCGGCTTCACTTTGCTTCTGAGCATCTTTTTGATTTCACGGATTGCTGTGAAGAGCATCTCGAAGAGTACAAGTTTTTCTGCTGGACGGAAGACTTACATGATAAGAATGGAGAAATTATTACGCAATGAGCGAAGGATGGATTGCAGTAGATTTGGATGGTACTCTCGCCAAGTATACGGAGTATCATGGCCCTACAGTCATAGGAGAACCAATTCCTCTGATGGTAGCTAGAGTGAAGAAATGGCTCACTCTCTCACAAGAAGTACGTATTTTTACCGCTCGCGTAGCGGATCAAACCACGCGCAGCGCCGTTACAGTGGCGATTCAAAACTGGTGCATTTTGCACATAGGGCAGATTCTCCCTATCACTAACAAAAAAGATCACCATATGATTGAGTTGTGGGATGATAGGTGCGTACAGGTTGAGCCAAATACTGGCAGACGTGTGGATGGTAAAGGCTAGAGATGCCCTTCATAGCAAATCGCGGTGAGCCAGCCTCTAAGATATGGATAATCCTAGAGCGTCCTTACGGCTCGGATATTCCTAAAGGCGTCCTCTTAAGCGGTGGAATGGGATCAGTGTATGCTAAAATGTTTAGAGAAGCTGGCCTTGAGCTTGATGATTGTTACGTGTGTTGTAGGCGTCCTAACACTGATGCTGATAATGCCTTTGCGATTTTTGATGGGCCTTTTAGCCAGTACCAGCCACCGTTTATACTTACTGTTAATGAGGTTGGAGCATCTTATTTGCCTGAAATGTGCGTAAAGGGTGATAAGGATGTGTGGAGAAAACAGCTTCAAAAGAATGCTGGCTCGTTACTTCATAGCACAAAGATTCCACACCCTCACTACATGATGCCAGTATACGGCCCAGACCGTGCAGTAAGTGATTGGCAAGAGCGTAACGTCACAACCTATGTGGACTTTCAAAAGCTCCGCGATGAGCTACAATATTATAGAAGGCATAGTGCTTTGCAGCCGCTGCCGGAGAGGAAGTTAGTATATGGAGATTTGCAGCTTGACAAAATCTTGCAGTATCTCAACCGATTCAAAAACAGTCCTCTGCTCTCAGTCGATATTGAAACAGTATACCCTAGGGAGAGGAGTGCCTATCATCCGCACCCAGGTTATCCCGTCACAATTGGTATTGCTGATTCCGCAGCCTTTGGAATCTCATTCAACTTATTTCGTAATGATCCAAAGGAAAATCGCATTCTTTGGCGAGCGATGGACGATACATTCTCCAGCACGAAACTTCTGGGACAGAATTTTTTTAACTTTGATGCGCTTTTTCTGGAATCACTTGGGTTTAGAATTAGAATCGGAGATATTAGTGATACCTTGCTCCGACACCACATCCTATGGCCTGAATTGAGTCATAAGTTACAGTTTATGACGAGGCAGTATACGCGGGAGCCGTACTATAAGGATGAGGGACATGGTTGGAGTATCAAAAATATGGATAGGTTGCGGAGGTATAACTGTTTGGATGTTTGCGTAACCTACGAGATATACGAACAGCAAGAAGAAGAATTTAAGCAAAGACCGCACTTAAAATAAAGGGAATTACGTACTTAACTCCCTAGAAAGGAGAACATGATGGCTCGATACGAATTAACGGCGATTCCGCGCCGATGGGTCAAGGATTGGATGTTAAATCTCTTGATTCTGGCTCTTGGCCACGAAATTCCGGCGCGGCAGCCGCTTCGGAGTTTGCTTTTCATCGAAAGGGACTCAAGTACATAAGTCCCATAAAAAGGGTACGCGCCCGCCTCGCTGCGGGGAAGGAGCCAAAATGACCGACGCGAAGATACCGGACGACCTGAAGGACGACTACCGCATCTGGAGCACAGGGAAGAATGTGCGCCCGACTGCGGAGGAGCACATTGCCCTTATCGAGCGCATCGCACGCTTGGAGCAGGAGCGCGACGAGTTGAGAGCACAACTTGCTGATGCAGATTTTGACTTCGGCGGCTGGAGGGCAATTAAAACGCGCTTGAAGCAGGAGCGCGACGCCCTTGCGCTGAAGGTGCAAAGACTGAGTGCGCCGGTGAACGATGATGCGTTTGACCTGTTGATGCGTATCGTTGGCAAGCTACACGCCATTCTACCTATCGTGGACGGTTTTATTGCGCTTCAAGCAGTTCGTAGCGGCAATGCGAACATCTACAACGGGCCTTCGCTAGAACAAGAGTTGAAGGAAGCAGACGCGCTGATCGCAGAACGGAAGGAGCCAAAATCCTGATGCTCTGTCAAGAAATAATCCGCACATCAAAACTAACATCCACATACTGTATGCGGCCCAAAGGACATAGTGGGAAGCATTATATTGTGGATAAGGAACCTACAGAGGAAGAGCTTAAAGCGTTGCAGAGGGAGGATACTCATGGACAAGCTCCAGCTAAAGAAGGAGTGTGAAAATACTCCACAAGGCTATTCTTACTCAGAGTCACAACTAGCTTATTATTTTCATATCAGAAAAGGTGATACGATATGGCGAATAAGAATTAAAAAAGATGACAAGAGATGGGAAACTCATAAGGTAGATAATGGACCGTATAACTTCTAGCTACGAGCACGCCTTACAAGCAGCGTATTACCACATCGGTAATCGTGGCATACGCTTCAACGTAGCGCGTGGTGCGGAGGCCAATGCTATTGTCAAGGCGGAGATAGCGCGGCAGCTTGCTATTATGTCCTCTCTCTGGTCGTGTAAAGTTTTCATAGGAGCTGCGAACAATCCAGTAGAAGTCGAAGGAGCCTTTAGCGGCGCTGTTAATCTGAATGCCACACAAGGCAAGTACCGTCTCCTAGATAAGCTCAAAGCTCTAGGATACGAGGTGCCAAAAGTTTCCAAGAAGAACGAGGAGGGAGAATATGAGTCCAAGGAGAGTACGGAAGAACTCGTACTCCAAAAAATGCTTCAGAAAAACCAATTTAACTATCCCGGCGGTGACCCTGCTCTTAAAGCGATACTCAAAGTACGCGAGCTTGGCAAACTCCAATCCACCTATCTTAACGCTAGACTCTTTAGCCGAGCCGGGGATGCCTACTTTTTGTGTAATTATAACGTCGCGGGTACCGTTACAGGACGACGTTCCTCTAGAAGACATACCTTTGGATTTGGTAATAACTCTCAGAATTTCCCTAAGCATTCAGATGTTGCTGCGCTTGCTAGGAGATGCTTCACAGCTAGACCAGGAAATATCTTCCTAATGGTAGATCAGATAAGTGCAGAGGATTGGCCTGTATCCGCACTCTCTGAGAATCATACAGCACTCGCGGAGTTACGTGGTGGCGTGGATCGTCACACCAAGCTGGCTAGTGAAATCTTCGGCATCCCCATAACCTCTCGCACTAAGCGCGAGTGGAAAGAAAGCATAGAGCGTTATCTCGGCAAAAAGACTCGCCACGCCTCCAACTACGACGAGCGCGCTACTATGATGAGCGACTCTCTAATCAAAGAGGGTTTCTACTATCCAGTCAAAGACTGTGAATTCCTTCTTCTTAAAATGGGCCAACTTGATCCTAATGTGAAAGGTGTGTTTCATCGCTATGTCCAAGAAACAGTCAGCCGCACACACATGCTCGTCACTCCGTTCGGTAGAGAACGCCAGTTCCTCAGTGCCAGACCCGCAGACCACAACAGTACTGTCTTTAAAGAAGCCTACGCCTATATCCCCCAATCGACTGTTGGCGACAATACGGGATTTGCGGTGCTCGATCTTGAAACTAGATATCCAGTTGAGGAACGGTTTATCGTACAGGAAGGACACGACTCCATTGTTCAAGACCTGCGAGACGATACGGAGGCTGTCTACAAATACCTCCTACGAACTCAATCTGCATTTGCTAGACGTATCAAATTTCATAACGGGATTGAAGTTGAAATCCCCATCGAAGCAGAAGTTGCGTATGACTTCAATACCACTGTTAAAATCGGAGAGTTTTCTAGAGCAGGAGTTAAAAAGGCTATTGAAGAACTCAAAGAGGAAGTTGCAAAGCAAGCAAGGGATAAAGGCACACTAGTCACAGCGTAAATAACATAAAAGCAGGGATGGGAACAGTGGCTAGATTACTAGGTAAGCCGTGGCATGAGAGTTTCTGGCAGTGCGTACATCCTCACACGGATGCTCCTGATTCGTTTATTTTGTGGAGTGCTATCTCTCTTATAGGGGCTACGCTTAAGAATAATGTGCATTTTGAGATTGGAACATACACGCTGTATCCGAATCAGTTTATTGTACTGGTAGCCCCGCCAGGTATTGGTAAAGGTACAGCAATGTCTCTTATTGATGAGATCATTACTGGAGCTAAGCCACCCGTAGTAAATACACTCTCTGATCGCATTACAGCAGAACGCATAATCGAGCGTATTGCAGATGGCTGGCAAGCGCCGCCGAAGATAGTTAACAATCAACTTCAAATGGGAGCACAGGATCATAACTGCTTGCTTTTTAGTAGTGAGTTGCGTATCCTACTTGGAGCTTCGGAGTGGATGCTAGAATTCTTGGAGGAATCATGGAGCAAAACTACGTTCGACTATCAGACAAAGAACAAAGGCAATGTTTCCATTACCAGCATGTGTTGTTCGCTACTAGCTGCCTCCGTCCCAGATTTTTTGAGAAATGTAAGACAAGAGGCTTCTATGGTTATTACTGGCGGTTTCTCTTCGAGGTGTCTATTCGTATATGCAGAATCTCCCTCAAAAGACTTGCCGTGGCCGGAACCACTTCAAAAGAATAAGAAAAGTAAGGAACTTTATGACAAGCTAGTACTAGACCTTCAAGAGATAGCTAAACTCCGCGGCGAGTTTAAAGTGACTACGGGTGCCAGGGTTATCTTTGAGAAGTTCCTAGTATCGAACAGACAGACAGCCACAATTGATGATTCGGAGGCGGTGTCAAATTTTAGGGCGCGTCTCAAAGCACACGTTCTCAAACTAGCAATGGTTCTCTCTGCCTCTCGTTCAGATAGTCTAGTAATCGACGACATAGACATGACGAATGCGATTGCAGAGATAAGCAAGGTTACAGCCTCTCTGGAGAAGCTCTTTCGCGGCGCCGGGGATAGTACGGATGCAGTTACGTCAGCACGCGTACAAGGTTTTATCGAGAAGCATGGTCAAACCACACGTAAGGAGATTCTACGCGCCTTACACAGGCACATCGGAAATATGGAAACTCTTGACAGAATACTGTGGGTCTTGGAGACTATAGGATTCTGTGAGAAAACCCTACAAGGCAAGATGGAAGTCATAAGACAAATAACACCAGGAAACGGAGTGAAGAAACCATAATGGAAAAAGAATTCGTATCAGAAAACGCCCAGGAAATCACACTTGACGGCAGCAATAAAGTGTCCTTTCCTGACTTCCCGTACACCTTTACTGCTCTAGGCGACAAAGTCCTAATAACCTTAGACCAGTTTAAGAGCGGCTATGAGTGTGCCACGTGTAAAGGCAAAGGCAAAGTTGTTAGCAAACTAACTGAGAACCTAGTCCTCTGCCCTTCCTGCGAAGGCAAGTCCGTAAAGGAAGGTGGCATTATCATTCCTGACACCGCGAAGATGCTTGCTAACAGCGGCGTTGTAGTCTCTATGGGAGCTAAAGCGAGAAAGGAGTGTACAGAATACAAGCTCGGCGACCGTGTACTTTTCAGCGCCCACGCAGGTTCTCTCATTCCAACTAGAGCCGGCATTGCCTTCAAATACATGGACTGGTGGCAACCTATCGCACTAGTAGATGGTGCGGAAGACTTATCTTCTTTTGACTTCATTGTGCCAGAAGACATACAACTCTAAAACACTCACATAGATACAAAAAGAGGGAGCTTTTTTAAGGCTCCCTCTTTTATTGCTATAAAGATTGTTTAACTACTACGGAAGCACAAACCGCCATTGAAAATACCTTACACCTGTTGCGCCACCATAAGTATGTGCCACGATACCGATTACCGGAGGCACCCACCATAGGCGAGTGTGTCCATGTTTCTTTAGTTCGTAGCTGCTGAACGTGGTCAGTGCAGTCGCGCCAGTCACCACCCCGAACTGTCCCCATGCGCTTGTCGGCATGAGCATATTTGCTTCAGCACAAGTTCCGGCCCGGATGCAGTCTTGAGTGATCGCAACATCCAGTAAACCCGCTGCATAATAGGAGGCGTTCAGCGCCACAAAAGGCTTGTCTATTGTGCGTGGTTGTGGCCCTAATTGCGCAAAGCAAGGAAGGCAGAGCGCGAGGATGAGGAGGTAGCGCATCAGTACGTTACCCAGTTCGTTCCGTTGCACATCACCGGAGCCACTACACCACCGCCGCTTGTGTAAGCTGCAAGATAGGTGGGTAGCGTAGCATCGCTCACCGTTGCCTCAGCACCCTTCAATGTGGACGTGCAAGATGGCAGCGGCGTTCCGGCTGCGCTGTAGATGGTGTGGGGGACGATAGGACCATTAACCAAGATTGCGCCGGGGATGGGTGTTGGGTTTGAACCTAACGCATCAAAAGAAATGCCACCAACACCTGAATCAATAAGCCGAAGTCCGGCCCCGCCCTGGTTATCTATTACTAGAGAACTATCAGCGTTGGTGGAATCTTGTTCAATGTCTATACCTCCGAGAGTTGTGCTTGGAGTCGGATCAGTGGCGAGAGCTAGAAACGTTCCTGCAACAACGGCTAACTCACCGTCGAGTACACCAGTCGCGTCGTTCGATGTAGATATGTGCAAGCCGCCATCGGAACCTGTATAGCTAAACACATTCCCGTTCGGCGCGTTGATCTGGTAGTTGGTGGCGAAGTCGTTGACGATATCTGCTGCGGAGGAGAAGTTGACGGTGCCGCCACCCGTGTCCTGTATGGTGGTGCCGCCAGTGCCGGTGTTATTTATCGTCAATCTGTCTGGCATCGTCACCCCAACATCAATCGGCCCGTTACCCAACGTGTCGAGCGCGGTGGCGATAGGCACGTACCCGGCAGCCACGGTGCCACCGATGCCGCCGCTAGAACACGCACCCCAAACACTACCAGTATAACAACGTTGTACACTACTCGTTGTATTCCAGTACGTTGAGCCAGGATGTACTTGTATTTGAGCTTCACCATCGTTATACCCATAAGCCGTTGGTGTAGCCACAAACCGCGGCGCAAGGATAGCAGCATCGAGCTGTGAAGTAAGACTCACGCTTCCACCGCTCGGACTGAAGTTAATAGTAGCACATGCTGCTGAAGCATTCGGACAAAGTGTAAGCTTATACGAAGCACCAATAGGTCGAATCAAAGTAACATCATAAATCAAACTACTGATTGAGAAGTTTCCTGACCCATCCGTGGTACCACTCCCTCCAAGCTGTGAGAGTGGTGCACTGTTATATGTGTAGTTAGTTGCATTACTCTGATACGGTCCAGGCTGAAAGCTCCACGTAAAAGGAGCATTAGCCCATACTGTAGAATCAGAGTCTGTAACTGAAGTGGCAGTTACAGTGGTATACTGCGCTAACCCCATGCTACTCCCGAAGAGTAACAATCCAAGTGTCAAGAGAAGTTTTTTCATTGTGCCTCCTATGGACATGGTGCTCCTGTGCCTGTGTTGTTGCCTAAATACACCTGCCCTGATGAGTTAATGCAGAGAGGCGCTTTAGAACCGCTGGTAATGCCAGTCATTTTAATTGGTCCTTGCAGAACAATAGAACCTGAGCCGCTACCGATGGTAAGAGTAATATCATTATAGTTGGGTGAATTGATAGTAACGCCTTGTGCACCAGTTATTTCAACAAGACCCGTTCCTTCATCTGTTCCATTCGCCTTTAACATCAAATCACTATTTGATGGCGCATCTACTTCCGGCGTGACGATAGGACTATTAAAGTACTCTGCCAATGTCGGCGCACTAGGATAGAACTCAATCGACCCGCTGAACGTGACGTTCCCGCCGCTGCCTGAAGTCGTAAGCACAAGCCTGTTGTCCGTGCTCGCCGTGATCGTTGCTGTGCCGGTCCCAAGCGATACCGAGGGGTTCGCCGTGGTGAAGCAATACATCTGGGCGATGGTTCCGATGTAGCCAGACGGCCCTACCCAATAACCGTGAAAGCACGCTTGCCACGCCCCAGTCACTCCAGCCAGCGGCCCCGGCGTGATGTTTACCGACGAATCGTTGACCTGATAAGTGCCAATGACAAATTCAATCCCATTCGCGCCGCCCGATGCCGGCCCCGGCGTCCAGATATAAGACGGGAAGTTAATCGGAACCGCGCTGCTCACCGTATCGTAGAGTCCCCGGTACTCGCTGCTGTTCGAGTTGTCTGTAATGTTTGAGGCCTTACCCACTACTGCTGTACCATCCAGTAACGTGCTACTGGCTGTAGATGCAATCGTAGTCGGAGTTCCTTGAAGAGCGCCGCCATAGAATCGCGTAAATGATCCGGCTATGGTCGTAGCGACAAGATCAGCAGACTGATTGAACGTTGTCAGAAAGACTCCGTTGGCTATATCAATCGTGCCCGGTAAAGAACCGCCGTTGCCCTCGAAAAGAGAACTTGTGAAGCTATTGCCGCTCCCCACATCAATCTGTAAGTCATCCAGATTTGTCGAATCCTGCATTGTGCTGAAAGTGTTATTTCCGCCGCTGCGAATCCAGATTGCATTATTGGTCAGGTACTCCAATATGGCCGTGTTGAACTGGATTTCGTTCGCATTGTTGCTTGGTGAGACTCCATCGAGAACGAACCCGTTCTCTGTAGCTGGAGCCGTGAATCCAAGCGGCTGAAACAGGTAACGTTCCATCCACGTATCACCGACATACCCTTGCTGGCAGAGCATACAGTACACGCCAGTAGTGGAAGCGCCAATAAGCACGTTGTCTTTAAGCGAGAACGCAATCCCCCCAAGAAGGTCGAGGTTGTCAGGAACATCGGCGTTCCCCACAAGCGTCATATTCTCCAACTGGAATCCTGAATAGCCTTCAGACGGAATGCCGGTTGTGTGATCGCAGGTGACGCTCGTGCAATTCGTCGCAGGAGCATCCCCGGCCACGGTGAGCATTCCCTGCGTAATAGGAGATGACCCGGTGTACTGAAGAATCGCGCATCCCCACGCCTGCCCCACGATACGGATACTGTTCTGGCCGTACACGGTGAGCGGGCCGTTAATGTTGTAAACGCCGCAGGGGAAGTAAAGCTCCGCCTGAGTTGCGAGCGCCAAGTTAATCGCTGTCTGGATTGCTGTGGTGTTGGCGGTATCGGTGGACAGAGAGCTGCCAAGCGTTCCACCTGCCACTACGCCCTGCCCAAGTACGTTGATGACTGGACCCTGGGTGCCAAGACTCGCATTAGCCCCAACAGCAGTAGTAGCTCCTGTGCCACCTTGAGCTATTTGTTCAGTACCAAAATTGATAAGTGCTTGTGCTCCTGTTGTTGCACTGGTACCACCTTCTGCTATAGTAAGTGGAGTATTAATAAGCGCATTACATCCCCATACGCTACTAGTATAATAACGCTGACAATTTCCACTAGTACTCCAGTAAGTAGAACCTGGAGTGTTTTGTACAATCGCTTCCACATCAGTATATCCATATGATCCTGCCACAGCTCTAAAACGCGGAGCAGGAATAATCCCAGTAAGAGAGCTACTAAGATTCATACTTGTACCGATGGAAGTGAAATTATACACCCCACACGGCGCACTCGCATCAGGACACACAGTAAGCGTCCAGGAACTCCCTATAGGTGTGATAGGTGCAGTTTGATACACAGAGAAACTAAGATTTCCACTTCCATCCATCACACCTTTTTGATTTAGCACCGCAGGGTTTAAAGCAACTCCTCCGATGTTATAAACAGAAACATTAGGCTGTGAAGGGTTAGGTCTAAAAGCTAATGTCCATGATCCATTTGTCCATGTGGTACTATCTGAATCTACTACAGTAGCAGTCACACTTGTAGTCTGAGCCTCTAGAGAAAGCCCATAGAGGAGTAAAGTAGCGAAAAGTGGTATCAGCTTTTTCATTGCGGCTCCTAGATTGTGCGGTTTAGAATTGCAACTATGGTCGAGAAATTGATAGTAGCTCCTGCATTGGTGCCTGTGATGTTTAGAATAGCATTCCCAACGGGAGCATTAAACCCAACAAGCGGTGCGGAGTAGTTACCCGCTACTAAAGTAGGACTGAATGTGAGTGTGGCAATAGTGTTTCCATCCTGCACCAGTGTGCCGCTTAGGGTAGCCCCACTTACATACGCTCCAGTAGAATCTGTCAGCCCTACAATGTAGATTGTCTGCGTATTATTCTGATTGTAAATCACAACTTGTGCCATCTAACCCTCCGGGTTGGTGCTTGTTATTGTTAAAATACTTAAACTAGGAGAGGAAGCAACTTCACAATCCAGAGCGGTAGTTGTTACAAAGTTTAGGAAAACTAGAGATGGGCCTGAGGTTAGAGCTTTGAACTTAAGCTGCGGTACACTTAGAGTTTTTAAAATCGAAAGCGCTGGAGTAACTTGAAAAGCTTCTACAGTAAGAGGTTTAGGCTCTATAGCTGTAGCTTTTACTATACCAGCAAAAGCTTGTGTTTGAGCACCGCTTAGAGTTACGTCTATAGAGACACCAACGGTTACTACACCAGCATTACTTATTACAGAAGCTCCAACAAGCTCCTCAGAAGCATCTCCTGACTCGGTAAGACTTCCTGCGGCGCCGATAACCTGTGCACCTGTTATATTAACCAAGGCATTGGCAGTACCAGTCGCTATGACTGTACCAGCACTTGCTGTACTAGAGGTTCCACTTAGTGCTATAGAAGCTGTAGAAGTAGGAGTAAGAGTTCCCGCTGAAGTACTTACAGAAGCCCCTACAAGTGTAGAGCTTCCGTCAGCATTCAGTGTTAACGTACCAGCGTTAGAAGTAACTGAAGCTCCAGTAAGTATCTCAGAAGCTGTACCAGTCTCAGTCGTACTTCCAGCAGCAGAAGTAACACTGGCACCAGTAAGGTTACTTGTAGATGCTCCAGCAGCAGTTACCGCGTCAGCGTTTGTCGTTACCGCGCTACCAGTCAGAGTTTCATTCGCAGTACCACTCTCTGTCAGAGCACCTGCTGAACTAGTACTAGAAGCGCCACCAAGTGATACAATCCCTGCCGCAGCGGCAAGCATGATTCCAGCAGTAAGTGATATAGCTGCCCCAGTAAGTGTGACAGAAGAACTAACTGCAAGAGTTACCTTACCAGCAGCACTTGTAACAGCAGCGCCAGTTAATGTTTCTGCTGCTGTACCATTCTCTGTAGTACTCCCAGGCGCTAAAGTAGCCGCAGCGCCTGTCAGTGTAACTGCTGTGAGAGGCTTGATAGAGAGAAGAATCCCTCCATTAGCCCCTGCGGTGCCCATAGTAACACTACTAGCACCTGTAGCTCCCGCCGTAGCTTGAGCAGCATAGGCTACTGAAAGTGTGCTAAAGGTACTATATGAGGAATTAACCGCTGAGTTGCTAAGTGCTCCAAACGTGGCGGTTGTAGGCGAGGTTAAAGTAGAACCTGAAGCAAGAGCTGCAAATCCACCAACCAACATATTATTCGCGCTGACTGGTGTTATTGATGTGGTACCTGTAGTACCAGAAGCATTGATCCTAGCACTTACAGTAACATCCATTGGAACATTTTTGTCAGTATTATAGAAACCTACAATACAACCTTCTACGTGACTTGTAAGCCCAGTAAAAGACCAGGATGTTCCTGTAAGTCCTCCACTTCCTACGATAGCAGAGAATACTTGAAACCTTCCCCCAGTACCCGCGGCGCCACCCTGCCTCGTCCATCCAGTAGGTGCTGTG